CGAAGAATTGCGCCACGTACGTGCCCACCATGGCCGGCGTCACGTGCAGCGTCCGCCAGCCGATGAGGTCCGAGGATTTCACGAGCTTGTTCACCTGGGGGGACTCATTGAACAGCCCGTAGCGCACCGGCCGCCCCGACTCGTCGGGCAGCGCGCCCACGTTGTTGCGGGTGAGCCGTACGCCCTGCTGCGCGGCCAGGAGCCGGACCTTTGACTGCGCAAACGCTTCGCTCTTGCTTTCCGTCTTGAGGTCGATAAGCCGCTCGGGGTCGGCCAGGGTGCCGAGCTGGCGCTGGAGGTCTTGCAGGGCTGCGGCCGATACCCCGTGTTTGATGGCCCACTGGTGGAGAATGCTCATGGTAATACCCTTTGGATGTTCTTTTGAGATAGCAGGGCCTCCACTCGGCCCCGCAGTTTTTCGGCGTCTTCCCGGTTGAGGGTTTGAGCCGTGGCCACGTCAATGCCAAAAGTGTGGAAAAAGCGCCGCTGCCCCTCGCGGTCGCTGAGCCTTTCAACGTCGCGCATCCACCCGCCATAGGTGTAAATGGCGTCGCGTAGCGCCAGGTGCGCAATCATTCGCTCCTGATGATTTTTGCCGGCGTTGTACTGCACCCCGAACCCTCCGCCCATGAGAGGCGGGGCGGCCATGATCTGGGCAGCCCGTTTGCGCAGCATGTCCAGCATGTCGGGGCTCAGCTCGGAAAGGTCGCCATCCACGAACTCGGGGGCGCTGCGGTCGGCCACCTCGGGCACGTAGCCGCAATGCGGGCAGGAGACCCTGAACCGCTCGTATGGCTCCATGCACAGCATGCCGGGGGCCACCTCGACCGGGTTTACGCACGTGCGCAGCGGGATGGCGTCGGACACGCTGGCGCTCCTGCGCTCGCGGCGGGCCATGTCCCACACCCTGGGCGCGTCCGGCAGCCCGTGGCGTAGCACGTTGCCCACGTGGTCTATGACGATGCCGCACACCTTGGTACTGGAGGCAATGAAGGCCAGGCGCTGCTCCACGGTGTAGCTGTCCCAGGCGGCCAGCAGCGACGGGTCCAGCATGAGGCGCAGCACCCGGCCAAACTGCTGGGCGAACAGCGCGTAACTCTCCGTCTTGCGGCCGAATATGACCACCTCAATGGCGGGTAAATCGAACCCCTCGCCGAATAGGTCCACGTTTACCAGCATCATTACTCGGCGAGCTCGGAAGTCGCGCAGAATCTGGGCGCGGCGCAGGGCTGGCGTCTTGGCGCTGACAACCTCCGCGGTTACCCCGGCGGCTCGGAAAGCCCGGGCTACCTCCTGGGCGCTTTCCACGTCGACGGCGAACATAACGCCCAGCTTACCCGGGGCGATGAGCTGGTAATTGCGCACCACGTCGCCCACGAACTTGCCCGACGCGTGGACGGCGGCCCGTAGCTGCGGCTGGCTCAGGTCGCCCGAGGGCGTCACCCTGATGGAGCTGTAATCCACGTCGGTGGGGATGGTGAACACGCGGTAATCCGTGAGGTAGCCGTTATCGATCAGCCAGCGCATGTCCGGCCCGGTCACGAGGTCATTAAAAACCCCGTCACTGTCTGCGCTCAAGCCGCGCCCGTCGGCCCTGATAGGCGTGGCCGTCACGCCCAGGCCCCATGCGTGTTTGAACATGGCGGCGCACTTGCCCCACTTGTTTTCTTGTTGGTAGTGGTGGGCCTCGTCGCCTGCCCACAGCCCCACGCCCCTGGCCCACGAGTCGTTACTCATGTCCTGGCGCACCAGCGTGTCGACGCCGGCCACCGCGGTGCGTGCGTTGGGGTCGACCCAATGCTGGCCGTACTCCGCGAGCTGCAGGGCGCAGCAGTCACGGCGTATCGAGTCGGGCCCGATGATGCGGTGCGGTATGCGCTCCACGGCCAGGGCGCTGGATATCTGGCTCACCAGCTCGTGACGGTGCGCCTTGACCAGGGCCGAGAGATTGGCCTTGCGTATGGTGTCGCCCATGAGCACGGTCTTGCCGGCACCGGTAGGCATTACGGCCAGCACGTTGCGCCGCGGCTTGTCGGGGTGTTGGGCGTTATGGACGGCATGAGCCTGCCAGGCTGCGAAAATATGGCCCTGCACATCGGCCTGAAAGCCACGCAGGCGACTCATGGCTCAAGGGCGCAACCGCACCCGCCCACGTCATTGGGGTCAAAAGCTGTCGCGTCTTTTTCCAAACGCATGCGAAACGTTTTCATAGTCATGGGCGTAAGTTTGCCGCCGCGGCGGTCGCGCAGGACGGCGCCATTTATGCCCAACGCACGGAGCCGCGCCTCCTTCTCCTCGTTGTCAATGTAGTAAGGCCGATTCCACGACAGCAGCCGGGCGAATTGGGCGTGGCCTGCTTTGATGCAAAACCCGCCGCAGTTGTTGTGGGTGAACCCCGCGCCATAGAGGCGAGGCGGTTCGATACCCTCGGCCCGCATCCACGCTAAAACCTCGTCGGGGTCTAGGTGCGGTTCATCGGCCATGGGGCACTCGTACCGCCAGGGCGCTGTCCTGGCCTTGATGCGCTCTACCCGGGCCGGTTCGTACCACGACAAACCCACGTAGATAATCGAGTCCTCGGGAGTGCAATTTTCATTGCGCCACTTATCAAGTAGGCCCCGCTTTAGAATCTTAGAGCACGGGTCGATGCGGGTATTACCGATATAACGCTCGTCCTCAAACACCTGCCACGGGGTCCGGCCGTCAGCCAGGGCCACGAACTTGGCGCCGATGTTTTCGATTGCTTGTGCCAGGAAGCGGTACAGGTCGATATCCTCCACCAACGTGTCGGCAAAAACTAACGTCATGTTTTCCGTGCCGTGCTGCTGCGCCACACGTTTGGCGGTCGCCCATGACCCAGCGCCCCCAGAAAACATTACTACATGTTGGGTCATAGCGCCCGCCAGTAGGCCAGTTGCGGCCACCTGTTGGCGTCGACACCATGCTGCCCCGTAACGGGGTCGCGCACCACGGTGCACCTCACATGATCGCCTTGCCAAGTCACCCCGATAAAACGGAAGCCCTCGGAATTTGGCAACGTGGCCAGCACGCGATTAGGCGCGACGGCAAAATACGGTTTCTGAATCATTGGGTATTACAAAAGTTGTTGACCACGCCGACAAGTCTACGCTAAACTGCAATCTCGATCAACCAACCACCGGACAAATTTATGTATCTCAAGGTCAATCTCTCCGACGCAGACGATGTGCGCGACGCACTGGTTTTGCTCACATTCCACAGCCGCGGCGAACACGCGGACGGCGCTGCAACGGTGAATGCAGACATGGCCCGCGACTTGAAACACATCCCTGACAACACCGACCCCGCGCAGGTGTTCGCCCCTTTGGGCCCGGGCGGTGCCCCATTGGGTGCGGGTGCCGCAGTATCGGCCAGTGCCCCCGAGGCGCCCCAGGCTGGCGCAGCCCCCTCGCTGCCCGAATACTCACCAGCTGCAGCAGCCGCCCTGCCTCCGGTGTCTGCGCCGGCGGCCAGTGCGCCCGCAGCGAGCCCTGCGCCCGGCGTTGATGTGGACGCCACCGGCCTGCCGTGGGATGCCCGCATCCACTCCACGCCAGCGAAGAAAAACGCGGATAACACATGGCGAGCAAAGCGCGGCCTCAATGACGGCGCACTCGTGGCCTCGGTGCAAGCCGAATTGCGCCAAGTAATGGCTATTCCCGGCGGCGCCCCCGCTGCTCCAGCGCCAGCTCCTGCAACTGCCCCGATTGTGCCCGCCGCACCGGTCGCCCCGCCCCCACCTGCGCCACAGCCCCCCGCCGCGAATGGGCATTTGCCCGACCCGACCACCGGCGCCGAGCTGCTGCCCCGCGTGACCGCCGCGCAACTGGCCGGCGCTCTCCCACCCACGGCGCTGCTGGAGGCGTGCACGCAAATGGGGTTGCCTTCTATCCCGATGCTGTTCACGCGGCCCGACCTCGTGCCCGCTATCTGGCTGTTTCTCAAAGCCACCCACCCAGCCCTCGGATAAGCCATGAGCCAACACGCCTTTCTCGCCCCCTCCAGCGCCTACCGCTGGGGGTACTGCAGCGGCTCCGCCTGGATGGAGTCGCAATTTCCCGACCTGTCCGACGAAAAGCCGCGCCTAGATGGCGAGGCAGCCCATTGGGTAGTCGAGTGCACCTTGGCGCAGATACCCGTGGCCGAGGGGCAGGCGGCCCCTAACGGCGTGTTTGTCGACCGCGCAATGCTGGAGGGCGCGCAGCTGATGGCCGCCGACATTGAGGCCAAGGTACGGCCCTACTACGGCGACCACTGGCGCCACGTCATCAAGGTGGAAAAGCGGGTCAACATGCCCGGCATCCACGCTCAATGCTGGGGGACGCCGGACGTGTGGGTCATCATCGCCAGGGCCGACCCTAAGCCCGGCGAGGCCCGGTACGTGGTCTATATTTGGGACTACAAATACGGGTTTCGCCAGGTGGAGGCATTCGAGAATCCGCAGCTGACGGTGTACAGCGAGGGCGTATTTACCGCGGCAGCCCACACGTACCCGGCCTGGGTCCGCGAGGCAGACGTGGTGCTCACGGTGGTGCAGCCCCGGGCGTATCACCCCGACGGCCCCGTGCGCACCTGGGCCACCGACGCCAAGGCGCTGGCCGGCCCGATTGACCGGTTCGCCATGTCAGCGGAGGAGGCCACGAGCCCTAACCCCACGCTGCGGCCCCGGCCCGATGTGTGCCAGGACTGCCGCGCCCGCCACGCGTGCCCCGCCCTGCAAAAGGCGGTGTACGCAGGCATGGACATGGCCATGCAGGCCGTGCCCCGCGTGCTCAGTGAGGAGGCCATGGGCCTGGAGCTGGCGCAATTCACCGACGCGGCCAAGCTGCTGGAGGCGCGCATATCCGGCCTGGAGGAAATGGTAAAGGCCCGCCTGCGCGAAGGGGGCCGCGTGCCGTATTGGGGCTACGCCCCAGGCCAGGGTAAGACGGTATGGACCAAGCCGGACGCCGAGGTCATCGCAGCCGCCGCCATGATGGGCGTGAACGTGGCCAAGCCGGTGGAGGCCATGACGCCCACGCAGGCCAAACAGGCCGGACTGCTGGAAGCCGTGGTTAAAGCGTACTCCGACCGCGTGCCCGGGGCCACCAAGTTGCAACGGGTGGACGATAAAACCGCCAGGAGGGTTTTTACCTAGCAGTATTACCCGATTCATGTTATAGTTTGATTTCCAACACTCAAAAGGTATTACCAAATGGCTAAGAAAGAATTTACAACCCCCGTCGGGCGCTTTGTTGTCGGAGACCTTTTTGTCCCGAACAAAACCGACATGCAGGGCCAGCCGCTGCTCGTCAAGAGTGGCGCCAACAAGGGCCAGCCGACGCAGCAATACATTTGCGGCTTGGCTTTCCCCAAAAACGACCCCGCGTTTATGACGTGGTTTCGTCAGGTCATGGAGCCCGAGATTCGCGCAGCGTGGCCGCAATGGTTCGCGGGCCCCGTGGCGGCCGACCCGTGGGGCCTCTGGACGCCCGGCTACCCCACGCCCAGCCACCCGCAGGGCCTGAGCATCAAGGTGCGCGACGGTGATGTGCCCACGGTCGACCAGACCACCGGCCAGGTCAAACCAATCCGCGAGGGCCACGCAGGCCACTGGATTCTCAAGGCGTCGAGCTCGTTTGCGCCCCGCGTGTTTTTTCAGGGTCAGTACCGCGAAGACCAGATGATTACCTCGGCTCGAGCCCGTGAGGTGAAACGTGGCTATTACGGTCGAATCGCCGGCACCATGGAGACCAACGGCAACGTGCAAAAACCCGGCATGTACGTGAATCTCGGCATGTTCGATCTGTGCTTCAGCGGCCAGGAAATCAGCAGCGCCCCGGATGCCACGCAGACGTTTGGCGCCTCCGCTGGAGCCATCGCCATGCCGGCCGGCGCCACGGCGCTGCCAATGCCCGGCGCGGCCTCCGCAGGCTATCCGACGCCGCCCCAGGCCCCTGGCTACCCGGCCGCACCGCAGCCGCCACAGGGGGCGCCAGCCTACCCCCAGCCTCCAGCGGCGCCGGGGTATCCACAGCCTCCGGTGGCCGCGGCTCCTGTCTATCCGCCGACTGGTTTTGTACCTCCTGCGGCGCCTGGGGCTCCAATCCCGCCGCCCGGCATGCCTGCAGGAGCACCGGTGTACGTGCAGCCTAACCCCGGCATCATGGGCGCGGCCATGCCTCCGATGCCGGGCGCTGCGCCCATGGCCCCGCCTGCACCACCGGCACCTGTCGCACCACCGGCGCCCGTCGCACCGCCAGCGCCCCCAGCTGGCCCACAAATGACGGCAGCGGCCAACGGTGTGCCGTACGCCAGCTACGTGGCCAGCGGCTGGAATGACACGCAAATGCGCCAAGCTGGCCTGTTGGTGTAACCATGGGGGAGCGCCTGAAAGTCGAAAGCGCCGACGGGCGCGAGCCCGATTGCATCGTGGTCGACGGGGCCAACATTCCCGGTGACCTGTTTGCAGAGACCCCCGGCCGTCGGTATCCGGCCAGCTCCAGAGCGTGGCCTCGCCGTGCCGAGCGCGTGGTGGCGGCCTGGAATGCGCTCGATGGCCACGACATGGCCGACTTTGACAACCTCGTGGCCGACGCCCTCAAATGGCGGGCCGCGCAACTCACCAAACAATTGGAATTGATATGACGCCTGAACAGCGAGAGAAAAAGAACCAGGGCGACCGCGACCGCCGCGCCCGGCAAAAAGCCGAGCTGGAGGCGCTCAAGTCGGCCAAGCAGCTGCCGCTGATGCCCCACATTGCCACGGATGTGCCCGAGCCTACGTTACGCGAGGAGCTGATGGCCCGCAAGCCCCGCGGCGGCGCCCGGCCTGGCAGCGGACCCAAACCCAGCGGCCAAGCGCACATGCAAGTCAGCTCGTGGAAGGGCACGCCCGCCCAGATTAGCGAGTTCAAAAACGCAGGCGGCGGCGAGTGGCTGCGCGGCGTCCTGCAACGTCGAATCAACAAAGGAGAGAAGTAATGCCAAATGATTTCAAACTGGAAGCCACGGCGCAAGCCCGTGTCTACGCCCTGGGCACGCCCTCCGCCGAGCTGCCCTCGGTGGCCGCGCAGGCCCGTGAGACTTTCCGCCAGGAACTGCTCGCCCAGGCCCGCCAGCTCGTGCAGGACGCCGAGGCCCATGGCTTTGTCGTCACCATCGAACGCCGCAGCGTGGAGCCCCTGGCCATGCGCAACACCGTGGCCGCCATTGAAGTGCGGGAGGCTCGATAATGCCTAATTCGGATATGGCCGCCGGCCAGTGCCGCGCCGCTGGCTACGCCCCAGCAGTACAGCCAGTTACGCAGCCGCCAGCATCGGGGCTGCCGCCGGCCCCCGCACCCCGCGGTTTCGCGCCTTTCCCGGCCCCGGAAGCCGTCAAACCGTGGACGCCCGCCGATGAGTCTATGCTCAAGTCGATGCGCCAGGAGCTCGACGCACTGCAGGCCCGCCGCAATATCGCCGGTAACAAACTGCGCGATGCGCTCAGTAAAGCAATTGAGCGCGATGAGACCAGCACTACGGTGCAAATACTGGCCGAGCAGCTAGCCCACCACGCTGACGCCATCCGCGACGCCCTGGCCCCGTTCGATAGCGGAGTGAGGCAGGCCAATGGGTAAGGCGCTCTGGCGCTTGGTGGCCTGGGTGGTGACGCGCCCGGCCGTCTTTGCGTGGCTGCAAAAGGTGAGCGCGACCCACCCTTATGACCACATCGAAAGCGCAGACGGACGGGATGTTTACATGTACCGTTTCTGGCTGTTCAATGCGTACGGCAAAGACGCCCGCCGCGAGGTCATACCGCCCCGCTGGCCGCGGCTGCCGTCCATTCGCCTGCACCGCATCATGGTGCGCGACTCCGACCGCGACCCACATAACCATCCCTGGGAAGCCCGCACCATCGTGCTGCGCGGCTGGTACGTGGAGGAGCGACCCTACAGCGGGCCTTTTGCAGATATGGTGGACGCCCGAGAGACCCACTACAGGTACAAAGGGTACACCGGCCCACTGCTGCCCGGCCAATACCACCGCATTACAGAGGTGTCCCCCGGCGGCGTCTGGACCTTGTTTTTCACGTGGAAAAAAGCAGGCCCCTGGGGTTTTTTAGTTGACGGTAAATTCGTGCCTTGGCGCGAATATTTGAACGAGCGATAAATGCACCCCTCTGAGCTTTTGGCCGGCACGCAGCTGTCGGCGGGCCTTACCGCGGCCACCGTCCTGCCCGATCTGGACTTTGAAACCCGCTCGGAGGCGGGCTATTTTTTCGACCCCGAGAGCTGCAAGTGGCACGGGCCGCACGGTTCGCCAGGCGGTGCAAGCGGTATCGGCCTGTCCTGCGTGGGGATGGCCACGTACGCCATGCACCACAGCACCCGCCTGTTGTCAATGGCTTACGACTTGAAGGACGGGCGCGGGCGCCGCCGCTGGCTGCCCGGCATGTCTCCGCCCGCTGACTTGATCGCCCATGTCAGCAATGGCGGACTTATTGAGGCGTGGAATAGCGGGTTTGAATGGTGGATATGGAATGCGGTTTGTGTGCGCCTGTACGGCTGGCCGCCGCTGTCCTACCTGCAGGTGCGGTGCGCCATGGCCAAGGCTGCCGCGCACTGCCTGCCGCGAGCCCTCGCCAACGCGGGCAACGTGCTGCAACTCACCGTGCGCAAAGACAAGCGCGGCACCGATTTGCTTAAAAAATTCAGCATGCCGCGTAACCCCACCAAGGGCGACCCGCGGCTATGGCACACGCCCGAGGAGTTCCCGCTGGACGCCGAGGCGCTGTACCAATACAACGAGACCGACATTGTTACGGAGGCCGAGGCGAGCAGTCTCATCCCCGACTTGGCGGGCGAGGAGCTGGACTTTTGGCTCGTGGACCAGCTTATCAATCGCCGTGGCGTCGCGGTCGACACCGGGCCACTGTCGGACTGTGTGGCCATCGTGGACCAGTGCCTGGACCAGTACACCCGCGAGCTGTGCGCCCTCACCGGCGGAGTAGTGGAGCGGCCGAGCCAGATTGAGCGCCTCAAGGGCTGGCTGGCCGGCCAGGGTGTCCACATGGGTGAGGGTAAAGGGACGGGCGATGAGGAGGCATTCGAGGCCGTGCTGGCAGCCACACGTGCCCGAGCCAAGGGCATGGGCAACCCGGCCCTAACTGACGCCATCCGCGCCATTGAGCTGCGGCTCCTCGTGGGCTCGTCATCGGTGAAAAAGGTTTTCGCCATGACCAACAGCCTCGCCCCTGACGGCCGGCTGCATGATCTGTTCAATTACCACGGTGCGCGCACCGGACGGCCCACGGGCGAGGGCGCACAGCCCACCAACCTGCCCAAAACCGGGCCCAAAGTAATGAAGTGCGCCAGCTGCGGCCGCTGCTTTGGGGCGGTGCTGTACGTGTGCCCTTGGTGCACCACGCCCCGCGGCCCGACGCAAAAGAGCTGCGAGTGGTCGGAGGCCGTGGACGATGCCCTGGCCGTCATCAGGTTGCGCGACGTGCGGGTGGTGCAGGCTTACTTTGGCGACGCCATGCACACCGTGGCGGGCTGCCTGCGCGGCCTGTTTGTAGCGGCCGACGGGTGCGACCTCGTGAGTTCAGATTTCAGCTCGATTGAGGGCGTGGTTACTGCGGCGCTGGCCGGCGAGGACTGGCGCATGGATATGTTCGCCACGCACGGGAAGGCGTACGAGCTGAGCGTGTCCAAAATTACCGGCATCCCCTTTGCGACCATCATGGCCTCGGCGGGGTTCGATGATGTGGAGAGCCCCGAGTGGTGGACCCGCCGCGCACGCAAGGGCGAGCATCACCCCATGCGGCAGACGATTGGCAAGGTGGCCGAGCTGGCCTCGGGTTTCGGCGGGTGGATAAACGCCTGGAAACGATTTGGGGCCGAGGAGTTCATGGCCGACCACGAAATCAAAGAGGCGATTCTGGCCTGGCGGGACGCGTCGCCGGCCATCGTGCATTTTTGGGGCGGCCAGGAGGTCGGGCCCTGGGGGCGCAAAGAGGCTTGCCTTTTCGGCCTGGAGGGCATGGCCATTGCCGCGGTGCTGTCGCCTGGCACGCCGCAGCCAGTTATGCGCATGGATGGTACGCATAGCGGGGTCGCATACCTGATGCACGGCGACGTGCTGTACTGCCTGCTGCCCAGCGGGCGGCCAATTGCCTACCACCGGCCGCGGCTGAGCGGCAACCCCCGCGGCTGGGGCGGCCAGTATTCGCTGACGTTTGAAGGCCACAACTCCGACGCCTCCAAAGGCCCGGTGGGCTGGCACACGATCAGCACGTACGGCGGCAAGCTGTGCGAAAACGTGGTGCAGGCCACGGCTCGGGACATTCAGCGGTACGCGATTTTGAATCTGGAGCGGGCCGGCTACCACGTGGTGCTGCACGTCTATGACGAGGACGTGGCCGAGGTGCCCCAGGGCTTTGGGTCGGTGGAGGGACTGGAGGCCATCATGTCGACAATGCCGGCCTGGGCGACGTACAAGGGCAAGCCGTGGCCGATCAAAGCAAATGGTGGATGGCGTGGCCGTCGGTATCGGAAAGCGTAGTACACTATTCATATGATAGCGTATTACAACGAGATAGACCTGGGCGCGGCCGCAACGCTGCGCGAACTCATCAAACAGGGCCACATTGCGCCCGGCGTGGTTGACACCCGCTCAATCGAGGATGTACTACCCAATGACTTGCGCGACTTTACCCAATGCCACTTTTTCGCCGGTATCGGTGTCTGGTCCTATGCCCTCCGCCGTGCTGGGTGGGCTGACAACCGCCGAGTTTGGACTGCTAGTTGCCCCTGCCAACCTTTCAGCGCGGCAGGCAAAGGCGGCGGGTTTGATGACGAGCGGCATTTATGGCCCAACCTTCATTACCTCACCAGCGTCCTGCGCCCTGGAATCCTCCTTGGTGAGCAGGTTGCAAGCCACGGTGCAGTGCCTTGGCTCGACCTTGTACAAACTGACATGGAAGCCTTGGCCTATGCCTTCGGGGCGGTCGCGTTTCCGTCTGCGGGCGTCGGCGCCCCGCACATCCGAGACCGGACGTACTGGCTGGCCCACCCCGCAGGCCAGGGACCACAAGGGGGCGAACCTCCCGGGCAACGACTTGAGCCACAACTCGCGCCCGCTAAACGAGCAGGCGAGGTTAGCGGGCTGGACGACTCCAGCGGCCTCGGACGGGGAGAGGGGCGGGACGGGGATTACCCCGGGCATGTCGGGCAGCAGCTTGACGCAAATGGGGCAGCTGTCTGGCTGGAATACACCCAGGGCGACGGACGGGAGCAACGGCGGGCCCAATCAAGCCGGGGGCGCCTTGTCGGCGGGCGCAGCCCGCACGGTGTGGTCATTGACGCAGACACCGGGGCCGGCCCGACTAACGGCCTGTGGGCACATGCTGACTGGCTCCTATGCCGGGATGGAAAATGGCGGCCAGTTGAACCCGGCACATTCCCGCTGGCTCATGGGGCTGCCGCCCGAGTGGGACGCCTGCGCGGTTACGGCAATGCAATCAATGCAGCCGCGGCGCAAGCCTTCATTGAAGCGGTGATGTGATGGATTGCCCGAACTGTGGCGGCCACGACATGCGGACGCTCGAGACATTCAAGACCCCCGAGAAAACGTACCGCACCAAGCAGTGCACGGGGTGCAAATGGAAATACACCTCTCACGAGGTTATCGCCGATGAGTACGCTATCCCCCGGGCCGTGCGGGACCTGAAGCGGTCGGAGGCTGGATACATCCGCTCAGGGCGGCCAGGAGCCGGCCCTCGTACCCCTCGCGTAGCTCAATCTCCGCCTGGGCATGCACCGTAAAGGTGAACACGTCCACGCCTGCGGCCAGCCCGTCGGTGGGCATGGCGGGGCGCTCGGGGATGGCGGCCATGCACGGCACGGGCACAGGCACCTTGACCGTCACGGTGGTGGGCGTGGTGCTGCACCCGGCCAGCAGGAGCGCCAGGAGCCCCGCCGCGGCCCTCATTTGGCCCGCCTTGAGGCCAGCCACTCGTCCACCTGGGCCTGTGCGCTGGCGCAGGCGTTGCCGGGCACGCTGGGGGCCTTGGCGAGCAGGCGGTTAGCTTTGCCCTGGGCGGTACGTGCGGCGTCCTCGGCGACCTTGCGGGCGGCCTCCGCCGTGGCCAGCCGGGCGGCTGCGTCAGCTTGCAAGCTGGTTACCCCTGCGTTGCATTGCTGCGCGGCGCTGTCGGCCTGCTGGCGGCTTGTCTCGGCCACCGTGGCGTCGTCCCTGGCCCCGAGGTAGCTGCGGGTGAGCAGCGCATTGCCCAGCAGGCTGGCGCACAGGGCGATGGCCACGCTTACGGTTACGCTCAGGGGGATGGGGCTCATACGCCCAGCACCGCCCGGGCTTTGGCGTGGTTGGCGGGCCACTTCTCAGGATGGGGGCGCCCCGGCCGCCAGGTGCGCACGTACAAGTCCCAGGCGTGTGCCGCGTCGTCCACGGGGGGCAGCGGGTAGGCATCGGTCCAGTAGAGCAGGCGGGCCACGGCGCATGCAAACACGTCGTCCCGCTCCAACTCATTCCAGACGGCCACCGCGGTGCACTCGATCTGCTTGTCGGCGCACAGCTCCAGCATGTACGGGCGGCTCGCGGCGTGCCGCACCACCCCCGCGCAGCCGCCGCCCCGCTCGAATTGCCAGAGGCCCTTTGCGGGTCCGTTGTTGAACTGCCGGCGGGCGGCCAGTTCGGACTCCTGCAGAGCCGTGGCCAGGAGCTGCACGCGAGCCCGGGCGTTGTCCATTTTGGCGGGCAGGCGCACCAGGGCCGGCGTGAGGATGTAGGCGTCAGCCTGCCAGGGTGCGATAGGCAGAGGGAGCTGAATCATTTGCTGCGCGTCACGTTGCTGTCACCGCTGGCCAGTCGGCCACGAATCAAAGCCGTGTCCGTGGTAATCGCATTCATGGATTTTTGGAGGTCTTTTGTCTCCAGACGCTGCTCGCGGATACTGTCTTTGATATCCGATATTGCGCTGGTGAACTCCTGCCGCTGCTGGCTCACTTGGCTGGTAAGCACGCCCCAGGCGATGCCGGCGGCAGCAATTGCAGACACCGCCGCCAGGATATTGCCGTAGGTAATCGTGCCATCTATTTTCATCGTTGCCCTTTTCTCATCGGGGCGAGGCTTCACGGATTCGTTTGGCAGCAGGTCGCCCGCACGCGAGTGTAAATGTTGCGCCATAGTTACGCTCCGGTTGTTTCGGTATTTCCTACAGGTGGCGGCAGATTTTTTTGTTTGACCGGCCGCAACAGCAATACCGCCAGGTTGGCAGAGAGCAGAATTATGGCCTTTGCGCCTGGGGATAATGTAGGCAGAGCGCCCGTTATCAGGTCGATGTGTTCGAGCACAAAATTGGCCGCATCAGGGCCCCATGCAATAACCACGCCGAGCAGCGAGGCGAGCCAGGAGTACGCCTTGTAAAAGCCCTTGACGATATGCTGGTTGTACCACGCGTAATACCGCTCCTTGAGGCTCATAGCTTGCCGGCTGCGGTAAACAGCTCGTCCAGTTTGGTGTCGTTCAGGTTGAGCGCCGCGGCCAGCAGCTGCGTGGTTTGGCTGTCGCGGTCGACCGTAGCCGCGAACTCCCATTCGATGCGGATGGCTTCGCTGGCGTCGGCCATGGCGGCATTCACCGCGCTGTACTTGCCGGCGGCCAGGAGGGCGAGGCGGGCCTGGCGCATCGTGACCACGCGGGGGGCGGGCTGCTGTGTCGGTGCGGGGGTGTACGCCTCGGGCTTGCCGGACTCATCGCCCCGCAAAGCGTAACCGTTCACCTGCGCCGCTATCGCCGCGGCGTACTCGTCGGCGCTGAGTCTAACGGCGTCCTCCGGCATATTTGACCCGTGGATTTCAGGCGTGTAAAAACCGTTATTAGATGCGCTGTAAAACATGATTTAGTACCCGATTGCGATTGCGGTGTAAGCTGCATTGGAGGTTGCCCCCGACAAATTAAACGTACCGATGTTCGCCCCGTTTACGGTCTTTATGTTATAGGAAAACAGGTAAGGGGCGCCGTTATCGCAACTGCCGACAAGTGCGACGCATTGGTTTGGAAAGGCAATCGGAAAAACGCGAGATAAAAATGGCGCTGCCGGGTTGCTACTGCCGTTGCCAGTGAACATTTGAACGATCAGCCCGCTCGCAAGTTTTTGGTAACCATTGGCCGATAGCACGGCTTGGCCCGCGCCGTTGATAATGTCATACCCCTGCCCCGGGCCAAACGAAACAAACTCCGATTCTGTGCCGGGCTGCATTGCGTAAGTCCCGCTTGCATTGCTGGATATGGAGCCAAAGACACCGGGGCTTGTCGTCACATTTATAGACACCAAACTCGAATTGGCGTTCGTTATGGTGAACTTTGTTCCGGCAGGGGCGTCATTTGGCAAAGCGACGTTGCCAGCAATGCTCAAATTGAATTTGATGTAGCCGCCAGCTTGCGCAATAGTGACGTTTTGAACCGCGCTATAAGTGTAGACGCCAGAGTAGCTACCTAACGCACGTTGCACAAACTGCGTTGTGGCGGGACTCGCGTCATTATCGAATTGCGGCGGCGTGGTAAGCAGATTGGGGCCATTGAGCACCGCGGCCAGCATGGTGGCGATATTTGCGGGCGTGAGCGTGTCCACCACGTCTGTGCTCTGGCGGTCGGCCAGGAACTGCGCGACGCCCGAAGCAATCAAATTGGTTTGGTGCAGCACCTTGTTGACGAGTTTAGAACTCGCTTTACCCGGTTGATTGCCGGTGAGCCGTTGCGCCTCGGCGGCGTAAGCTGCTTGCGTCAGCTCATTGGACGCCGTGGCGCCAAATGGGAGAATGTTATTCGCTGCCATGATTTACCTTTTAAAGAGCTGTCGACCAGCTGCCATTATCCCAGCCCGCCAACAGGCTGGTTTCTGGGTCTGTATCCCACGCAAACACCGGGCCGAAGCCGTCCGATATCTCATAATTCACCCGCACGCCCGCCGGCTTTAACGGAATGTACCCGCCGGTTAATAGCGCCTTGGTGACGGCAGAGAGACCTTGAGTAACCACGGTTACTGTCATGGTCATGTCCTGATTATCGGTTATGAAAATAACCAGCTCGTCGCCAAAGGCCGAACTCCACACGTCGTAAGCGCCCGGTATTGTGCCATCCCAATGGTTGGCCGCAATCTTTGCTTTGAGTAATACCCGGTAGCTATCATCGGGCAGGCTGGTGAGACCCGTATCTGGGTCAAACTCGCCCCGCCACACCCCGCTATCCCACCCGGTGGCGTCGGTGTCGTCCCAGGTAAAGTAAACATCCTCCAGCGGCGTGGCAATGTTGCGGTCACGCCCCACCCAGACGCCGATTATGTCCAGCTGCACGCCCACGGCGCTGTCGATGTCGAACGCGGCCAGCAGGGCCTCCAGCGAGGCGCCGGCCTGCAGCGCCCCGCCCACGGCGGCCGACAGTGTGGCGATGAAGCGCGGCGCCTCGCGGTGCTGCGTCGTGATGAGCCGCAGGTAATCGTCCAGCGTCATGGCGTTACGGTGACCGTCACGGCGCCAGGCACGCAGCTGGCGACCTCGTTAAAGGCCAGCACCACGTCGGCGGACCCGAGCGAGCCCGAGACCTTACCCACCTGCAGCACGGTGATATTGAACGAGGCGCCCGGCATGGTCCCGGCTAGGTTGGCGGGCACGTAGAGTTTGGTAAGCAGCACGTCCTCGCCAATGTCCAGGGCGTTGATAGCGTCGGCCACAGCTTGGCGGATGAGAGCCGCATAGCCCGTGGTGTAGCCCTGCAGGGCCTTGACCGTCACCGCCACTTTGATGGGCACCACGGTGGGCCGATAGAAGTTGATGACGTTGGGCACCCCCAGGGCGTCGTACGTGGTCGCTGAGGTGGCGCCATAGGTCGTGGTGCCCGGCGTCTTTTTGCGGGCGATGGCGTCGCCAATGTCCTGCGTTGCGCCGCCCTCTACCACGAGGCTGATGCTGTGCGCCGGCAAGCCGTCCGCGTCGGTGGTGCTGCCGTCGTTCTCATACGCCCGCGAGCGCGTGACGCCTGACACGTTGGCCACGGCGCCTTTGATGCCGTCCAGCACCGACAGCGAGGGCAGGGCCGTGCTCACGGTCTGCCGGCGGCGCAGCTCGGCGTCTGTCTCGACCGACACCCCAGGCGTGGCCGCCAGCGTGTTGTCGACCGTCTGCCAGCCCAGCGTCGGGGTGTTGATTTTGTTGATCGTGCTGGCCGCGGCCGCGGTGGCGCCAATCTCGGCGGCGGTGGCGGTAACCACAATTTCCGAGCCGACGGGTATTACCACCGACGGCGGCAGATTCCACTTTTGGCCCAGGGTGTCCTCGGCCACGCCGTTGATAATCTCGGTCCCGACTTGGCCCACGATGCGGAGGTCCGCGGTGGAGTAGGTGGCCGAGCGGCGCCGAATGCCGTTCAATTTGACGTTGCGAGAGAGGGCGTCGCCCAGGGCCGTGAGCGGAGAAAAGCTGTTGTACGTGGCCGCCGCCAGGCTGAGCGCGTCGAACAGCGCCAGCGCATTAACCGCAATCCATTGGCCATCCTGACTGTCGGCCTCCAGATACACGTCGGTGCCGTAAATGAGCCGGTACTCCGACTGATACGCGGCCAGAATGGTGGGGTAATCGGAGAAGTGAAACCCGGTGGCGTCGATGTAATAAAGGTCGGCGATCATAGGATTTCGTTAATTTGGGCGGGCCCGTAAATGGTGCTGATTGTCACGGCTACAGTGTAGGTCCGCAAGTCGGCATTTACGGAGGAGGAAAAGTCGGTAATGCCGCTGACGCCCATGGTGTTGAGCACCCGCTCGCGTATTACCCCGTCCGCTGTCGCCTTGGCCGTCTTGCCCAGCACGCCAGCCTGCCAGGCGGTGCCTTCGGTGGTGTCCAGAAACCACTCGCCGGACCAGAGGCGCAGCCGGGTAACCACGGCTTGGCGCACAGCCTCGGGCACGTCTTTGTAAAAATTACCGTTTCCATTTCCAAACGAGTAATCGCCGTTGGCGTCGAGTGCGCGGTACTTCATGCTGGGACCCCTGTGGTGCCGCCGCCAGTCTGCACGCCCCCGTGCACGTGGGTGCTGCCGACGTTGACGCCATTGTGGCGCAGGGCGCTGGACACGATATCCACGGACCCGTCGGCGTTGAGCGATATACGGGCCGTGCCGGCGGTGTTGCGCAGCTGCGCAGCGGAGGCGCTGACGCCCGCCAGGCGTTTGGGCTGGCTCGTGGGGGCCAGGATTGCAAAACCGTCGCTCAGATCGTGCATGCGGGCCTCTACGGGGGCGCCAATGCCGCCGCTCTGCCACCAGCTATCTATCGCCCGGCTGGCGAACACCACCAGCACCTCGTCGCCGGCCGCCACGGGGAATGTCAGGGCGAACCCGCCCCCGCGTGGCCAGCAGATAGGCACGTCGGGCAGCACGGGCAGATTCACCAGGGCCTCGGCGTTATCGCGGTCGGTCGTGACGCCCTTTACCGTGGGCTGCACCGTCACCGTCTGGGCGGCCAGGTCGACCGACACCACGTAGCCGGGTAGGGCGGTCCAGATTTTGGATTGCAGCCCCTGCATGGCCGTAAGGGCGGCCTCCTCGGGGTTGTCCAATTGCTCACGGCGGTCGCTCATTTTTTCACCTTGTTTTTGGCGGGCGCGGTGGCGTCCACGTCCAGCGTCACGAGCTTGCTGTACCACTCCTTGCCTCGCGTGTCGCCCTCGTGCACCAGCTTGATGACGCGGTACTGCCCGTCGGCCGCGATTTTGGCGGGCTGCTTGTCCACGGTCTTGCCCTCGGCCTCTTTTTTCTCGATGCGCTCCAGCGTCTTGAGCTTGATGCTCGCCACGTCCTCCTCGTTGATGATGACGCGCACCCCGATTTTCAGAAGGGGATTGAGCAGGGCCTCGGCCTCGATACCGTCCACTGTCTGCCGGGGCGTGCCCACCAGCCCGGTGCGGCTATTCAGGGTGACGGCCTGCCCGGGTAGTACCTCGGTGAGCGGCAGGAATTGGGTTTTACCGTCCTGCGTGCTCCACGTGCTGCCGGTGCTCTGGGCTACGTCGCGCAGCACGTCGCGTTTCATGCCGTACATGACCTTGCCGCGGGGTAGCTTGGCGCCGCCCAGGTCCGGCACGTAGCCCGGCTGCGCCACCATGGCGGCGGATGCAATGTCATTCGGGCGGGCGCCGGCCAGCAGGGTCTTGTTGACCGTGCCGTAAACGTAGTCGCTGTCGCCGTCACCTGCGGAAATCTCCACGAACGTGTCCACCCCGTTCTCGCGCCCGCTGCGCACCTCCACGATATTGCCGCGGAAAATCAGCCCGTAGTTTTCCTCGTACCCGGCCTGTAGGCTGATATCCACGAACTCTTTTTTAATGCGGGCCACCGTCTCGTCATTGACGCCGAATATGGTAATACGGGCCTTGTTGGGCGTCTGGGCGTCGTCTTTGGCGATATGGAATTTGATTCGGAGTTGCGAGAAGTCCAGCCCTTTGCCCGCGGCGTCGGCCAGTATCAGCTCGCACTTGCGCAGGTACTGCCTCATGTCACGAGCCACACGTTCGATTCAGTGCCCAGGTTCTCCAGCGTGGGCAATGCGTTTTCGTCGCCGTCGGTATAAACGATCAGTGAGCCGGGTAAACCCAGGTGGCGGAATTGATCGAATAAATCAGCGCCTGGGACGAGGGGCAGATTCATCAAAATGGGCCGCTCCTCGGCGTCGTAAATATCCACGGCCCACCCGCCACCGTCCGCCGTATTCCAGCGGTTCACCAGCAGATAGGTAACCCCGGCCAGCTCGATACTAAACCGCTGGGGGATTGGCTGAAACGGGATTTTGAACAGGGCCATATTAAAAGATTTTGGAGCCTGATTTTAGTATCGACTCCTGGCGCTTGGCCGTGTTTTTCGAGGTGTCCGGCTGGGCCGACTTTGCGCCCGCATTCTGGGTGCCGCCGGTTTTGGCGGGCTGCGCCTGCTTGGCCCGTGGGGGTACGCTCGACACCTCCACCTGCACAATGATAATTTCCTTGAGCGCCAGGCTCACCGCGAGGATGTTCTCGGTTGCCGGGTCCGTCGTGCAGGCCAGGGAGCGGATGAGCATTGAGCGATAGATGCGCTTGCCCGTTACCACGTCGATGGGCTCGCGCAGGGCCTGCAGGTCCAGCAGCTGGGCGTAGGTCTCCTCCAGCGGCTGCAAGTCGTCGCCGAACACCACGCGCATGCCCAGCGTGGTGGGTTTGAGGTAGGCGTGGTCGGCAACCACGGCGCCCTCCTGCACCGGGTGCTCGGTAATCTCCAGCTCGTCGGTGCCGGTCTCGTCCAGCACCACGTACGCCGTAAACGCGTCGATGCTGCGCACCGGGCGGATAGTGACGGGCTCGGGGGTCTCGGTGAACATTTAGCGGGCCCTCGGGGCTAGGTTGCGGGTCATGTCGGCATTCACGCGGGATTGCTCGGCCGCCACTGCGCGCCCGGTCGCCTCGGGGTTGCCCCCGCCCTGCACGGTGATATCGGTTTTCTGGGTGACGTTCTGCGTAGCGCCGCCGAGCTGGGCCTGGGCCGCCGGTGTGGGCGCCGCGGGGCTCATGCCCTGGCCATTGAAGCCGATGGCGCCCACGTTACTGACGGCCTGCGTGTAGTTACCCGAGAGCCCAGACGTGGCTGCCGCCACCCGTCCGGTCAGGCTGCCCGACACGCCCACGAAGCTGGCCACGCCATCAATCAATTTCCCAATCCACCCGAACACTGTTTTGAAAATTTCAATAATGGAGTTCAGGACCTCGCCGACGTTATTCCAGGCGCCAACAAAATCGCCATTCAGCAGGTTGACGAAAAAGCCAATCGCATTCTCGAGACTCGTCAGCATTTCCGTGACGATGGAGCCCAGGCTATCCATGGACTCAAAGAGGAAAACAAAGAGGCTTTGCAGGGTCTCGCGCAGTGCGTTGAAAATGTCAATCGCAATCTGTATCTCGTTTTCCCACTTGGCCCAATCAATGAGCGAATCGCCCCCCTCGCGCCAGGTGTAGAAGTCCTCCGCCAGCAGCGCCAGCGCGACGCCCAGCGCCACCAGCCGGCCGATAGGCGAGGCCAGGAATGCGGAGTTGAGCAGGGCCCATGCCGCCATCAGGCCGGCCACCGCAGCCGCCGCTAACCACACGTTGGGGGTCAGCGCGTTGAACCCGTCGATGATGACTTTGATGAAGCTGCCCACAATCTCCATGATGCGGCTGAACGCGAGCCAAAAGGTATTGAACACCTGCAGCACAATGTCGATACCGGCGCTTATCACGCGCTGTATGCCGCCCATGTTGTCCATAATGTATTTGCGGGCGGTCTCCATTTGCCGGCGCAACTTGTCGATGGCCTCGCCAATGCGCGGCATCAGGCGTACAGAGATAGCCTCCTGCATCTTTTCAAAGACCAGCTGCCCTTTGCGCCACTCCACCTGCAGCGCCCGCCAGCTCACCATGAAGGCTTTCGACTGCGCCACCGCGTCGCCCAGGTCGAAGCCGGCCGCCTTGTCGATGGCCTCCAGCTCGGCCCGCAGGCCCACGAGGTCGGCGTTGAAAATCTTGAGTAGCGCGGGGTCTAGGTTCAGGCGCTCCATGACCGCAATGGCCTTGCCCCGCTCCATGCCCTTGAGCAGGCCCGACAGCTCCTCCATGACCTCGGTGGTGGGCCGCATCTTGCCGCCTGCGTCCAGCACCTCCAGGCCGATCTCCTCGAAAACCTTTTTGGCCCGCCCGAGACCCAGGGCGGTGTCGCCGATGGCGCGGTCCAGCGCCTTAAGGCTGCCCTCGGTCTGCTCGTTGGTGAGGCCCAGCAGCCCGCCTATGTCGTTGAACTCGTCCACCGCGTCCACGGTGCTGCGCAGCCGTGTGGCCAGCTTGTCCAGCGCGTCGTATGTCTCGGCGGTCTCTTTAACGTCGTGGAAAATCTTGGCGGCCATGCCGGCCACAGCTGCGCCCAGGCCGACAGCGGCCAGGGTAGCGGTTTGGATAGAGCTGGTGAACCGCCCGAGCCCGGCCTCATCGACTTTGAAGCCCAGGCCGACGAGGAATTCCTTGATTGTTTCGGTGTTCACTTTATGGCCTCTTGGTAGCGGGCTTCATTCTCGGCCTTGCAGTCGAGAAAATCGTTCATGAGGGCCACGTCTGCCAGGCTCAAGGTGCCATCCAACAGACTTTCATACCGGCACATGCCGGCCGCCACGGGGCGCAGTAGCCAGCCCTCCCCGCCGGGCAGGCTCACCCACTTTACTGCACGCTTGGTGTCGGGCTGGCGCTGGCGGAAGTTTGGGGAAGCGCGGCCGAAAAATCCGAGAGGTTGTGCATGAAGGTTTTGACGGCCAGTTGCATCATGTCGGGCAGCGTCAAGGTGTCGTACATCAGGCGTCCGCTCGCCACGATGGGGGCCCAACCCAACCCGCCCGGCTCCTTGCGGCGGATGGCCGACAGCAGGCCCAGCAGGATGAACTCGCTGTCCGCGTCGGAGAGCTTGGCCATGCCGTCCATGAGCGCGCCCAGGAGGTCGCCCTTCCCGGCCAGGGCATCCTGTGCGACGGTGCGCGCCTGGGCCGTGGGCATGCCCGAGAGCAGGGGAAGCATGCGCCGCACAATGTGCAGCTGCTGCATGGCCGGGATTTTGACCGCGTGATACGTCACGCCGTTGAGGGTGAACTCCATTTACAGCTCCGGCGTGCCTTGACCCAGCGTGCTGACGCAGCGGATTGAGTCGAAAGTCCATTCCATCATTTCGGCCGTGCCGGCGTAGCTGATGGTCGGCTTTTTCTTGAAAGCGCATTGCTCGGCCGAGTGGTAGTCGCCGCGGGCCACGTCGCGCACCGTGATGTTGTTCCGCCCGTGCGCGCCCGTGCTGCCGGTCTGAAAGTTGTACATCTGCATGAGCAGCGCATTGATGGGCGAGGTCTTGAGCAGGTTGACCGTGATGGTGGCGGCGTCGCTGGCCATCAGGTTGTGCTGGCCGTCACCACCGGCGCCTAGCACCATCGTGTTTTTGTCGCCGGCGGGCTCGATACTGATTCCCTCCTCGGCCACGCCTGCGTCGGCGCCCATGTTGATGGAGCCGCCGGGGCCGTCGATTGTGGCCACCACGTCGAGAAAGCTGTATGCACTCATTTTAATACTACCTTATTCAATGGGTCGGTTTAGCGGTTCACGTCCACCACAGCGTCCACCTCGTGGATGGCGCCGGCCAGCTTGAGCGCAATTTGCATCGTTGGGGCGATGCGCTGCTCGCGGATGGCCTGGGCCTGCTGCGAGATTGGCGGGGCGTAAATGTAGTACCCGGCCTTGAGGAAATCGCCGTAGGTGATCTGGCCGAAGCCGTCAGCATTCCACGTGCCTGGGGCCACCAGACCGTTGTCGATGGCCTCTTTGCAGACGCCGCCGGCCACGGTTACGAGCTGGTTCATGCCTGCCTCGGTCTGCGGCACCTTGCGGGCCGAGCCGTACAGCAGGTTGTACAGGGCGTTTTGCAGCGCGTCTTTGAACCAGTCAAGACCGTGGATTTCGTCAAAGTAGGCAGGACCCGACATGACGCCATACTGGTAAATCGCCGTGTCGTTGTTGTACGCCGCGTACACGTTCACCCGCTTGAATTTCAGCGTCTGCGCCTGGGTCTCGGTCAGACCCTCGGGCACGATGCCGGGCATCTGCTTGTACATCAGAGTGATGGTCGTCCGGTTCCCGCTGAAATTGACGGAAAAGGCCCGGCCCATGGCGGCGGCAGGGCTCTGCAGCGTGGGCGAGTAGAAGGCGAACGTGCGCGTGTAGCCCAGGGCCTTGAGCTGGCTGCCCAGGTCGTTGGTAACCGCGGCGTCCAGCACGTTGGTGTTGGTGAGGCCCACCCCGAAAATGCGGGAGAGGTCCAGGCCCTGAATGAGGCCCGCGACAGCCAGCACCTCGGCCTCGGTGAGCACGGCGGCGGACACGAGGCCGTACCACGCGCCCGAGAGGTTGGCCAGGGCGGCCACGGCGGCCACGGCGGTCTCGGCGGCCTGCCCTGCCACCGGCGCATTGGCGGTCGCTGCCAGGCCCTTGATGAGGGGGCCGACGTTGACGCCCGCGGTGTGGTTGGTCACGTAGCTGACGGTCGACGCGGCGCCCGTGCTGGTGCTGGTGATCTTGAATCGCGTACCGTCCCAGGTGCAGATAGCCGAGCCGGCCAGAGCCGTGGTAATGATGGTCGCCACGTTGTTCAGGTTGGTGGCGGTCGAGAAGTTGAGCGCCGTCAAAGTCTTGACCGCACCGTCCACGCTCACCACCATGGAGCCGGTTGTTACGCCGGTGAAATTGCTCAACGTTTGGTCTGCGGCGGTGAGGATGCCGCCTTTGAGGAAACCCGACACCGCCGAATTGATCCACCGGCCCACGTACATGAGGTTGGGGCGCGGCGTCTGCCCGAAGTACAGCGAGGCGGCCAGATACTCCGATGCCGACGTGCCGAAGTCCGCGGCCACCGCGTCCAGCGAGGTATAGGCCCGCAGCCGCTCGCCAGCGTCCAGCACCGTGGCCGTCCCCATGACGAGAAGGGCGCCGAACCCGCGACGGGCAGCTGCCACCGGGGAGATATTGACGCCCACGCGGACGAGGCGGCCGATAGAGAGGGTTTGGGTAGCCATTGATTTTCCTTTAGGGCTGGGCGACTGCAAAAGGCACGCGCATATTTTCCGTGATTATCACGCCAATAGCCGAACCGAACGACAAAATCTGATAGAGCTTTGAAACTTCGCGGTCGATCATAAATGAAACGTCGCACCGGTCGTACCATTGATCGTTGAATAACTCAGGCACGTGGACGATACGGCCAATGCTGGCCACGCCCATGCCGGCCATTTGCATCGCTTCGCGGTTCTGGCCAATGGGCAGGCCCTCCTGCAGGCGCTCCGCATAGCCCTCGCAATTGGGGCCGTAAAACATGCACCGCAGCGTAAGGCGTTGGTCATATTTCACGGTCGCGTCGTTGTCATTTTGGCGCACAAAAATATTGCCCAAAACGCGGCGGTCCTCGATACCGAATGCGCACCAGTCCACGTCTATCTCGGGCTGGGGCGGGGCGTTTTTCTGCCACAGCGGGCGCACAGACGGGCCCGGCAGCAGCGTGACGCCAGCGATAAGGGCCTGAAAAAACCGCCGTAGGGCCAGGTTGTCGGGCAGCTGCGGCGGCACGAGGTAGCCGCCGGTCGCACTGGTATTACCCGTCGGCAGAGGTGCATGCGGGTCGATACCGGCCAGCGGGCCGTCGGCCAGGGGGGAGTCGCCAAAGGTGCTCAATTTGATACTCCCTCGAGTTGGGCGAGGGCGCGGCTGTAGCCCCACGTCGAATAGTCGTCCAGCACCGTGACAATCCAACGGCGGCCCTTGTACAGAAGGATATCCGCGTAGCCGCTCACGCTTTCCACCTGCAGCGGCTCGGCGCACCAGACGCGGATTGTCTGCTTGAGGCGGGCAGCCTCGGGCAGGCGCATGAGCACGTTACCGCTGGCCGGCTGCACGATGGCCGGGATGGTCTTGGCCGCGGCCTCAAACAGCACCCCCTCACCGTGGTTATTGACGGCCGAGCCGCGGTGTATTACCTGCACGGGTAGCTCGCTCAGAAAATCCGGGTCCGCCATCATTTCGGCAATGTTTATCATCGGTCGCGCACCACGTGTTTGATGGAGTTGAGCATTTCGCCGGTGTCAATCAGCGCCTTGGTGCGCATGCGGCCTTTCTTGCGGCGGGCTGCGATGGTGGCCGGCGCCAGCGGAGTAAAGCCCTCCTGGCTGACGATACGTTTTTTAATCGATACCACCGCGGTGATACCAGCCCGGTTGAGGCTGCGCTCCACGTTGGCCACGCTCCAATCGTCCGACGCAGCAACCGACCCCAGGGCCTGGACGATATCGTCCTGTGCGTCGTGGATGCCGGGCTCCATGAAGGGCCGAGCGGGGATGTTGCCCAGGGCCGTGCCCTTGTCGTGGATGTACGCGAGGGCCGCGTTGTTGATGGGCTCATTGCGGGGCGCGGTCTCACCAGGGACACCGACATAGACGCGACGGGCGCCCATGGCTTTGACGCCAGCGGTAAACGCCGCCAGGTTGTCCTTGGTGATTTTGAAACTCACAGTTGCACCACGCCTGCGCCATAGGTCCGCAGCATTTCCGACAGCAGCACCCCGTAACGCGTGCCCGAGTAGGCGGCGCCGGCGCCACCGGTGACGCCCGACACGTCGTACCCATAGCCCACGTCGCCCACACGTTTGGAGGTCAGCAGGCCCCCGCCCACGCCTGCGCTGCCGATGGCGTTCAGGGAGGCCAGGGCCAGGCGGTGCGCAGCCAGCAGCTCCACCGCGTACGAGCGCACCCCGCCGAAGCGGGTAGCGTGGATTTCCTGCTCAGCGATTGCCCCGTAAAAGTCCACCTGCGCGACGGTGTATTTCGTCGTGTCGGCGAACTCGGGGAAGTGCTGGCGGAATGCTACGGAGTCCATGCGGTATTACTTCTTACCGGCGGGGGTCTTGGCCGCTGCTTTGGGCGCATTCTGGGCCTCTGCGTTCACCTTGGCGGCCTTCTCGGTGGCGGCGTTCTGGGCGGCGGTGTCGGCGGCCAGCGTTTCCTTGCCCTTGGCGGATGCCTCGGCGTTGCGCTTGGCGATATCCTCCTGCATGCGGGTTTCCTCCGCCTGGCGCTCGTGGGCGACGAGCTGGCCGCGGTCCACCGGGGGAATAGCTAACCAGTCGGTCTCCGTGAGGCCGGACGCTTTGAACGCGGCCATTTCCGCATTGTCGACCTTGGCCGCGCCGGCCTCGTCGCCGTCGCCCAGCTGCTCGATAAGCCCGGCCTGCACCAGCGACTCGTACGTGCTGTCGTTCTCGGTAGCTGCCACGGGCACCGACGGGTAAACGCCGTTTTTGTCGGGGCCGCCAACAGGGGAGTAGCCGACGCCGGCCAGCTCGGTGGCTTGAATGAACCGCAGTTTGATGAATTTGGACATGGTATTACCTTGTTAAAAAGCCCGCCAGCGGTGTGCGGGCGGGCTTTGATTATGCCGGGGAGCCGTGCGGTTTAGAAGCCGTCAGCGTAGCGCAGCGTTTCAGGGCGGACGATCTCGACCACGCCCATGCGGAGATAGTACACCGTGCGCTGGAAGAGGTCACGGTACTGCACCGCGGTGCTGGCCGTGGCCGACATGGGGAAGCGCAGGTTTTTGCGGTCGTTCGTGTAGAACACCATGCGGTCCGTGCCGCCCGTGCCGGCGCCGATCAGCTCACGCATCGGGACCAGCTGCAGCGGTGCGCCGTTCTGGGTCACGGCGATGCTGTTCTCGCTCAGGAACTTGGCCAACGACATGGAGCCGTTGGCGATCTTGCGCGACACGAGGTACGCCAGCTTGGCAGGCGGCAGGCCCACGCGGGTAGGCATCATGGTGTAGCCGGTGGCGGCCCAGGCTGCGACCAGTTGCGTGTTGACGTCCTGCAGCACCTCGTCGTCGGTCTTGCTCGTCCAGAGAGGCGAGGCGCTGGCGCCGTTGGCCACGGTGACAGCGGTCACGATTGTCTGGTTCACCAAGCCGCGGACGCCGTAGGTAGCGTCACCCAGATACACCATGTTTTGGGTATCGAGGTTCTTTTTCATGTTGAGCGAGTCCAGCAGGGTGCCGTCCAGATTGCGCCCCAGCTTGGCCGACTTGGCCAGCTCCACGATGTTGACTTGGATAGCCTCGGCCCACAGGAAAGTGGGGTTCAGCTTGCGCTCGAAGTCCGCCGACACGTTGCCGATTTCCGTCGTCTTGGTGCCAATGAACGACTTGCCCGCAGGCTGCACGCCACCGACCGCCGCGAATTTGACCGAATCGAAGCCGGTGTTCTCGTCGGCAATGTCCAGCGGCGCCAGGCTGATATCTCGGGACCACGTGAACTCAGCCATGGGCTCATTGAGCACCGGGTCGATACGCTGCAACTGGTTGGTGAAAAACACCCCCGTGCTGTCGATGGTCTGGGCGTCCACGGTCTGGAGTTGGCCCATCATGGCGAGGCCCGCGAGGCCCAGGCCGGCGGCTTGTGGGTCCAGGCCGGCCATGGCGGCCAAGCCGGCAATGTCGGTGCCCATTGCGTGGGCGCCGAGCGATGCGAAGGCGATGGCAGCCACCACCAGCATCAGACGAGTGAGAGAGCTTTTCATTTTCAGTTTTCCTTTTGGTGCTGCTGGTGATTAGTTGCCGATGCGGAAGCGAACCTCTGCATTGCCCTCTGCGTCGGCCGCGCCCATGAAGGCAGCGCCCAGCAGCTGGAAGGTGTTGGCGCCGTCGGCCACGGCTTCGATGCCGCCGATTGGTTTACCGGCCGCGGGGGTGGCGATGCGGATGTACACCAAGCCCTCTTTGGCCGGGGTGCCTGCGCCGTTCTTGACGATGATGTGGCCCTCCTTGAGCACCGACACGGGGCCGGTGAGCGGCGGGGTAGCCACGCCAAACGCCTCGGCGGCGACCACGCCGGCCTGCACGGGGAACTCGCGGACGAGGAAGCCGAGCACGACCGCGGAGGTGTCCGCTGCGACGATGCCAGTAACGCCGTCAGCGCCCTGCAACTTGACGGGCAGACCGAAGCCGGTAACCGGCGTGCTGCCTTGGTTGTACGCCTCCGTCACCGCGCTGAAAATCGAGCGCGAGAGGTCGCCGGGCACGCCCATGGGCATGGAATTGGTGATGATTTGAGTCATGGTGGTGCCTCGGGTTTAGAAACGGGGGATAGCGTGGACCTTGGCGGCTTTCTCCGCAAAGGCCGTGTGGAAGTCGACAGTCTGGGTGTCGCCCGTCTTGACGGCGGGCGGCGTCAAACCAACTTTGCGCACCGCGGTGAGGTTGGCGGCGGCTGCGCGGAAAAGCATGTCGACCATCGGGGCGTTGTCGTACGCGGGGGCAGCGCCGCCGGTCACTGCGTCGATGATGGCTTTGCCGTCAGCCGTGGCGTACGCGACCTTGAGGGCGTCGGCCTTGAGCGTGGCGGAGTCGGTGGCGATGCCAGGGGCCAGGATTTCGGCGGCGCTCACCGTGGCGGCGTCGTGCGTCACCTTGGCGGGGACGGCTGGGGTAGCGGTGGCCACGGCCAGCGCATCGGTTGCCTGCTTGAGCGCGGCGTCGGCGGTGGCCTTGGCAGCAGTCAGCGTGGCGATTGTGTCGTTCGCGGTCGCCAGGTCTTTGGCGGCCTTGGCCTTGTCGGCGGCTGCGTCGTCGTCCTTCTTTTTGAAGGCGGCCAGCTTGGCCTTGAGCGAGTCCACAGTTTCCTCCTCGCCCTCGTCGGGAGCGGAGTCAAACACCTTGGCCATTGCGGCTAGGAATTTCTCTTTTGCAGTCATTGCGATTTCCTTTGGTGCGCTGTCAAAAATTGCACATTCGGGACCAGCGCGTCCGCGAGGTACGAGGGCTAAATGGTTGCCGCGGATTTCCGTCTGCCGTCCACGGCCTGGGCCGATTTCAATATATTCGGTGTTATACCCGCAAGAGACCTCCCGCAACTCGCGGGTTTCAATCTTTTTAATGGCGGACTCGTCTTTTACCAACAGGTCGGCCAGCAGCTTGCCGTCGAATTCGCCGGTGCCCTTGCGCACGTTTTGCACGTGGCCAACGTCGAATTTGCGGTAATTGGTCGAGTCGAGGAACATAGGCGGATGGTTCAGGGTAATACTCTTACCCTCGAATGACGCCATTGTTTCCTCGTTAAAAATGTCTTCTGCCGAGCGCTCAACGATGGTTACATGGCTGGCCCCTTTGGTAATACCCGGTACTTCATTGTGCAGATACTGCAGCTCACCCGTGCGGGTAATGGCCACGTCCTGGCACACCAGAAACCCCTCGGGGGTCTTGTGCATCCGGTTGGACAATTTGGCAGTGCAGTAAAACTGTTTTGACATGACGGGCGGATTATGCCGTATCTGCGGTAAGGGAATCCACAATTTCTATTTTTCGCAACTTGCGCCCGTTGTGGCTGACTTCCCCGAGCACCTGAATAGCGGCCACGCCCTCCAGCAATTTGGCCAGTAGCTCGACGTGGCCAGGAGAAACCGCAGCCTCCAGAGTGGTAATGCCCTTGTCTCGGAATGGCTGGAAATTCAAGGCGCGCAGGAGCCGGTAGAAATCCATCCCGTTAAGGGTGTGGATAAACGCTTTCCCGGGCGTTGTCGGTAGCACCTGGCAGCTGGCCTCATATTTGATTTTGTGCCGGCCGTAGATGCGCAACGAATAGCCCGTGGGGTCCATTGTGTAACTTGCATCCATGCATGAGATTATGCGCCCGGTGTGATATGCACAACAGCGCCTAAACCCGCAGTCGCTACAAAAGAGAGTTTATCTGTGGCGTCCAGGCCGACAACCCGGGCCAGGGTATTGGCCGGGTTGTCGCTGGTGCGCGGCTCGCCCGTGTCGGGGTCCACCGTGGCAATCAGCTGCACCTGTTTGATGGCGCCGAGTAGCGGGATTTTGCTGGTGGCCATAGTTTGTCTCCTTTAGTTGACCTGTTTGAGCAGGGGCGTTTGATCTGGAATGGCAAGAATAGCGGGCCGCAAGTCCACCTCGTAATCCACGTCGTGCAGCGCAATGTTTTTGATGCGGGCAATCCGCATTGCGATGGCCATTGCCTGGCCCAGGTTGATGGCGTGGGGCGACATGCGGAAAGCGGAAATCGCCAGCGAGGTCATGGACACGCCCCAGATAGAGCACCAGTTTGTGCATTGCGCCCGTTTGGGCAGCGCGACCTCATAGGGGATAGGCACGAAACCATCGGTGCCGCCGGTGGTAATACCCAATCCGCCCTCGGCCGTAATGCTGTGCGGCGTCGTGGTGGTGTTGAGCGTGTAGCGGCAGCTGTGTTTGTCCATTTGGTAGTCGGTGTCGACTACCGTTTTTGTGCTGCGCGGCACAGTGCCGTCGACCGCCACATAATCGTTTGCGTCCAGCTTGAACTCCCCCACCCACCGGCGCATTTCGCGCAGGTAGAAGACACTCATGCGGTGGAGCTGATCGTTTGGCAGCGGGTCGAGATAATGCCTCGTGTCAAAACCGTAATTCAGCATTGACGCACGAGCCGGGCCGTTCACGATAGCAGGCGTGGTCGAGCCATATTGCAGGTGGTAGAAAAACCCGAGGTAATGATTTTCGATGCGCTTAACGATCACCTCACGCTCGGCGTTATTCTGGGCGGCGCCGTACAGCGTGCCCAGCCCGTAGGCGATGCCGTCGATAGAGAAAAAGCCGCGGCTATTGAAGTCAAAAACGGTATCCCCGAGCGAATCCGGTTTGACGATTTCCGCCAGCCCATTGGGTTGCGTCCAGCCCGGCTGTGTGGATGTGTACATCCGGTCGAGCAGTACGTATTTTTGCGCGGTGTAATCCGACGGCGGGGTGGTCGGCAGGCGAAACCGCCGGGCTGCTGAATTGGTCAGCGTGCACCGGTAATTTGGCGATTGCACCCGGTTGTCGGCCGCGCCCTGGGCCGTCGTGTCCACCTCCACATAAGGCAACAGCCCCGAGCCGGGCACGTCCTGCGTGACATACGGGCTCACGCGCAGGGAGTTGCGCACGCCTTGATTTCCGTTAACCGACTCCGCGCCCGTGCCCGCGGCCTCGCGGCCCACGTAGGTATCCGCGAGCAGCACCTGGGCGTCCGCCTCGTAACTGCCGTCGGCGCCGTACTTGCAAACGATAGTACGCCCGTCGTTGGTAACCACGGTGTGCCCGATGGTGCCCGACTTGGTAATGCTGGCAATGCCGGTGGAGAAGTAAATGGGCACGGCCACGCCGCCCGCTCGCGCAGGGTCGCACATGCCACGTAGGGCTCGGGTGAGAAACCGCGAAGCTGTGGGGAACCCGTTGAGCGGCAGCCCGGCCAGGGTCCGCGCCTTGCTGAAATAGGTTTTCGCCAGGCCCGGCATGCTGGCGTATGAGCCGTCCCAATCGGTCCAGCCCAGGCCGTTGGTAGGCATGCCGCCAATGGAAATCTCGCCATCCCGCCAGCCGCCAATGACCGCGAACGATTCGCCGTCGCGGCCCATTTGGATGGCCGCGCCCATGGACGCCTCGGTCACGCCGTAAATGATGTGGTCCACCGTCAGCACCGTGGGGCCAACGCCCGCTGGGGTAACGTCGAAGTCGCCAAATTGGACCTTTTCGGTGTAGTCCATGACAGCCGCGTAAAGCGTCTGCATTTGCGCGTCGGTCAGCGAGGCGCCGAACGCTGCCGCCAGAATGGCCTGTTTGCAGGTGGTGGTCTGGCCGTTCACCTTGCCGATTGTGATTTCCCCGGTTACTGCCGCGGCCGATGTGGACGCCTGGGTCAGTGCGTCCGTTTTAACGGAGTCGTGCCACAGGTCATTCGCGCCCGAGCCGGTACGGTTGAACGCCTGCATGCCCTCTTGGTCCGACGTGGTGGTGCTGGCCGTGGACGTGCTCATGGACACGAACGAGGGCACCTTGGCCGAAGACGCCGTAAGCGCCACGCCCACCGTACCGCCGCTGTCGGTCGACCCCATGTTATTGGTCGTGGCCGACGAGCTGTATGTGGGCTTGGTCCAGCAGGCCACCATAACGCTGTCTTGATTCAAGGTCGACGGGGCCACGCCCGTGCCCAGGAAATCGGCAATTGTCGGAAAGGTAATACCCGCCCATTGCGTAAATGAGGGGGTGCCGTTGACCACGAGGGGGGCCGCGGGGTTCGCCAGGTTCACCAGGGCCTGCTCCTGCGTGTCGGCCGCCAGGACGTAGAGGCCCTGCAGCTTGGCCAGAATGCCGGCGGTTTTGAGGCGCTGCATCAGACGGTTTTGGGACTTCTGGCGCTGGCTGGTGGGGGTAGCCCCCGCCGCCGTCTGCGCCGCTATGTAGGCGGTTGTTTCAGCTTCGAAAACGTACGCAGGCAGCTGGCCCCCCGAGCTAGGGGGGACGGCCACCGCGCCGTATCGTTGGAGTGCGGCACGGGTGATTGGGTTCATGGCCGTTACGCGTGCGGCAGGTAGGTGCCAAAGTTGACATAGCTGGAAATCTGGGGCCCGGTGGTGTCCGTCCACTGCACGCCGCTATTCGACCAGCGCAGGCCCACCTCGGTGCCCAGGTTCACGTCGGTGAGCGGGTCGGTGCCAGTGAGCAGCAGCACGTCGTCAATATACAGCCGCTGGAGGTTTGGCTCTACCTCCAGGCGCCATTTGAATTCCACGTTTGTTGTCTTGAGCCCGGCGTCAGTTGCGAGCACTGTATTTGTGCTGGTGCCAATGCGCTTGGTAATCGAGAAGCCGCCCGGGCCGTAGGCAAAGGCGATGTGGTTCTGCGTGGCGGCGTCATTGGCCCGCAACTTGGCGCCAGCCGTCAGCCCGGTGAGCGTGGCCATTGGCGTCATCTTGCCTTCCGCGTACACCCCGCCCGTGCCCGGCGTGGCCACGGTGCCACGTTGGTAAACGATAGAGGCCGGCTGTGTGCCCGACTGGCTGCCGGTGAGCCGCTTGCTGCTGGTGAAAGTGGCGTTGCCCGCACCGGTAACCGAAGCCGCAGCGTTTTTCGTCCAGCCGCTGAACGTCTGCAGGGTCTGCGCTGCGGTCGCGGTGCTCAGGTCGTCCGCGTAGGTGGGCGCGGTGCTGACGATTTCAGCCAGTTGAACGTTGTAATACACCTCGCCCGAATACCGCTGGAATTGCACGAGGTATTTTTGGTTCAGGGTGGTGCCCAGGTCGACCGTGCCGCGGCGTTTGAAGGGCGCCGCCGTGGGAGTGTGGGAGCCGTCGCCGATGTAGGCGGTATCCCAGCGCCCGCCGTCCACGATGCCCGTACTGTCCAGAGTAAACGCCAGGGCCGCTGCCAGCTGTGTGGGCGGCGTCATGCGGTACGCGTCCAGCTTGATAGTGGAGCTGAAAGCGGTGGCCACGGGTAGGCTGGTGCCGCCCGAGCTGACGGGCGCCGCAGGCGTCCAGCTGGCCAAGTTGGTGGCCGGCGTCGCGGTCAGGTCCCACCGGATGCCGCCTTGGTCGGTGCGCGTCACCCAATCGCCGACGATACCGGTAACCGCCAGCATGGCCGCCTGATTGGCCACCGCGCCTTTGTAGCTGCCCACGGCGCCAGCGCCCGGCACGCCATTGAGCAGGCGCAGCACGTTGACGGTGCTGGTGCCCACGAGGGCGCCGCTCGTACCCGAAGGTGCCGTGCTGGCGCCGCTGGTGTTGGGGCAGGTGACGGCCGACACGTCGAACGTGACCAAGCCGCTGCCGGTGTTGGTGTAGGCCAGCGACATGGAGATAGGCAGGCCCGCCGGCACCGTCACCGTGCTGGGCGAATTGCTCGTAAAGTCCAGGCTGTCGTCCGTGGCCAGAATTGTGTAATTGCCGTTGATGGCTTTGGGCGGGGCGGCCAGGTCGCGGCGCAGGTTGGCCAGCTGCTGGGTAGTCGCTGCTGCGGGAGAGCCGCCAGGCGTTTGTACTTGAATGGTCATGGTTGCAATTCCCGGTTATGCGAGGATGAGAAAATTGGAGTCGGCGAGGAGCGATTGCCCGTCGAGCAGCAGGCTGTTGTCGGGGATGCTGCTGGGGGTGACGGTGTTGGACGCGGCGGACGGGTTGCCCTGGCCGATAGAGTTACGGGCACGCACGAACGCCTGCACGGGGGTGCCCGCGGGGGCCGCCACGCTGATGGGACTCGAGGCCCCGGTGGCCTGCTGCCCCGTGGTGAGCGTTACCGTGTAGTCGATGATGGGCGAGCCGCCGGTATCGGTCGGGGCCGTGAACGCCACCGACACCACGCCCAGGCCAGCGGAGGCCGTCACGTTGGTGGGCGCCCCTGGCACCGCCAGGCTGGCCGACGGGGTGACGCTGTTGGACGCGGCCGAGGGTGAGCTGAAACCCACCGCATTGCGCGCCCGTACGGTAGCGGTCACGGGGGTGCCGTTGGGCGCGGCCACGCTGATGGGTGACACGCCGCCGGTGGCCGTCTGCCCCGTGCTGAGCGTCACGGTGTAATCGAGGATGGCTGAGCCGCCGTCGCTGGCCGGGACGTTGAACGCGACCGACACCGAACCATCCGCAGGCGTGGCCGACACGTTGGTGGGTGCCGTCGGCACCGTGGCCGTGGATTGCGGCGTGACGGTGTTGGACGTGGCCGACGCAGGCCCCATGCCCAGGGCGTTGCGCGCCCGCACGTACCCGGTGTACGGCTGGCCGTTAATCTTGCCGGTAAACACAATCGGGCTGACGCTGCCCACCACCTCGGTGCCGTCGCTCAGGTAGGCGCGGTAATCGAGGATGGCCGAGCCGCCATTACTGACGGGGGCCGAGAAATAGATGCTCACCGTTGCGTTGCCTGCCTGGGCTGTCCCGATGATGGGCGCCCCTGGTACTGCCACGTCACCGCCGCCACCGGTGGGCGGGTCGACCAGCACGAACACACCGCCGCGCAAGGCCAGCACGCGGTCGCTGCTGACGGAGGCGCCGACATACTGCAGGGTGCTCGGGTCGATCTGGGAGGCCGTCAGCGTCAGCGAAATACGGCGGGTCGCGCCCGAGGGCCAGGGCACGGGCAGACCGTCGCGGCTGCTGGCCATGATGGTGGTGCGCTCCAGAAACCCCGAGTCGCGGTACGTGTAGAGGCCCACCTCGTACTCGTCGCTGTACTCCTGATCGATGGAGGCGTACACCTCGTCGCCGTCCACGATGCCGGGCACGTCATCGAACCCCCGGTAACCGCCGGGCATGACGGGGCCGAGCAGGTAGGCGCCGGTCCCGGTGGTGGCGCTGGTTTGGAAAACCCGGTCGGCGTATCGAATAGTCATGGCGTCGGATTATGGGGTTATTGCGCAATTCATGGAAAGGGATTTTAGCGGCGAGCCCACCTGGCTATTGCGGCGAGCCTCATTTTCTCTTTGCTCTCGGGTGTCACCACGCGGTTTTTGGATAGCGTTTTCATCCGCTCTAGCTCTTCTGGCGTGCGCTGTCTTTTCTTCTGCCCCTCACTCATTCGCACCCGTGACTCGGCGGAACGTTTTGCTCCTATTTGGGGCTGCGTCCGCTTGGCCACATGATCGGCGCTTTGTTTTTTACCCGCGCCCGCTGTGCTCATTCTTGCTTTTGTCTCAACGGTATGCGTCTTTCCGCGCATGGCCTCTGCTTTCTTGCTCGCTACCTCTGGGCGATTTTGTGCAGCCCGTTGCGCCGTTCTATTAGCTTCACGTACCGCCGTGTCTTCAAACCTGCGAGCCATGCTTGCCGCCACTTTCGCACGTACGGCGGGTAGCGTCATGGGGCTGATATCTCCACCGGGGCTTAGGTTGTACCCTGGCCGGTCGGCGATAAACGCAATTTCGAGCCGTGCTATTAGATCCCTCGGACCCCGCAGCAAAACTTTGAAGTTGACAGACGCCCAGCCGTATTTTGCGATAGCGTTATGCACAGGTAATACGGGATTCTGCGCTTGCCTTTGGTGGTCTGTCTGCCGCCTTTTCACATTGTTGGTAATACCCGTATATGTTTTTCCGTTGGGGAAATGAATTCTGTACAGGTAGTAAGTGTGCATAACACCGACAATTATAGCTTTGTAAATATCGGCTCAGCAAAGCACCTGCAGTTAAAAATTTGGCCGGCATGACAGGTGGTGCCGTCGCTCAATGTGGGCGGCTCATTCCATTGGACTACCCGGCCCTCCATTTCCGCATGTGACTCGCGCACGTCCTCGTCGCCAGCCGTGCGCCAGATATACGCCTCAGAGCCGGCCGCCGTGGCCTGGGCCTCCATGAGCGTGCTATTTGCCTTGGCTACCTCGGTCCGCGCAATGAGAATTGCCCGTTTCTCGGTAATACCTCCGAGTGCCCTTATTTTGTCGGCAATCTCGGTGCTGCGTGTGCCGTCAATAATGGCCTGCGTGGCCAGCGTCTGGGCCTGTTCGCCTGCTTTGGTGGGGAGGGATTTAATCAGGTCCACCTGTTCGCGCAGTAATACCTGCTGCTGCAAACCCACGGCCTCCTCGGCGATGAGCCCTTGAATACCCGTGGTAAACCGCCGATTCTCCGCAGCAAACGCCCGCTTTGTGCTGGCGGCCACGCTGCGCAGCATTTCCTGGGCTCGGGCCGCTGCCCATGGCCCCAGGGCGTCGGAGTAGTTGCGCAGGGCCTGCATCATCTGCCCCAGGTTCATAAAGTTGGCCCCCTCAATGTGGGGTTCTATGATGCTGCCGACCACGCGGGCCACGCGGCGCAGCGCCCGGGCGTAGGTCTCCTCAGTGCTGCGCGGGGCTTGGTACTTACTGCGCTTGCGGGGCATTTGCTGGCTCCTTTTCTGGGTCCAGCGCCTCGCCGGGCAGGGCCGGCGGCGGAGGTTTCGGCAGCCCGGTGAGCGGGTCCAGCTCGCCGCCCTCGCCTGGGGGCGCCTCGTTGGCCGCGTCGATTTCGGCCTGTACCTTGGCGATCATTTCGGGCGTCACGCTGGCGAACTGGCCCGTGATAGTGCCGATGTACTGCAGCTCCTTGAGGGCCGTAGCGCGGTCGATAAGGTCCCCCGCGTACGCCTTGTCCACTGCGTCCACCATCTTGGCCCCGGTCTCGGCCTTCTCCTTGGCGTCCAGCTGCTTGAGCGGGTTGAACGAAAAATCAAAATCATCCGGCGGCGGCTTGCCGAACAGCGAGCGGTATAGGAGGTCGAGAATGCGCTGGAGCCCCAGGCGCAGGCGGGCCTCCTGCTGCTGGGCGATATTCTCGTGGTACTGGCGCATGTCGCCCTCGCCCGTGGAGTTGAGCCCCGCGGGGGCCTGGCCGAGCAGGCGCACCAGAGGGATACCCGTTGCGCCGCTGAGCTGCTGGGCGAACTGCGTAAGCAAGCCCTCCAGCCCTGAAAACGTGTAGCTGTGGGCTTCGTATTGGTCCTTCGAGTCCAGCAGGGTAATGCCTTGATTGCTCTGGAGCTGGGCCATGAAGGCGAACATTTTCACGAGGTTTTCCTCGGCGATACCCCCCCCAGCCAGGATTTCCCGCAGTTTCTCAATGCTCACCATGCGCAAATGCGCCTTGTTGATGAGGGCCGCCGAGCCCGCCGTGGCCGTATCGAAGTTGACCAGCCGGTCGTACAGCGGCTCGACAATGCTCATTCCCCACCAGCTATTGGCCCGCAGCTCGTTGCGCGGCAGCTCGCGGCCGATGTTGCGCACGACGCGGCTGTGGTGGATGCGCAGGCCCAACTCGGCAACGTCGTAATACTCGGGTAGCCCCGCGTCCATGCCGCCGACGATACGGGCGTTGGGGTCGGGCGTCAGCTCGCGGCGGTCGAATACCATCAAGCCCTCAAATTGGTCTTTGCTCACCCGGTCATTCAGCAGCGGAGAGGCCAGGGCCTGCCCCCGCACCATCAGAACCTCGGCCGAGCCGCCAAGCAGCCGGCCCCACTTGAGCCCGCTGGTTTTGGCCTGCCAAATGCCCATGCGCGTAAGGGCGCGCTGCATGCGGGCCTCTTCCTCGGGCTCAATGCCCATCAGGTCGATGCCGGCCCGGGTCATGTCCTCGGCCACGGCGTCCACAGCGTTGGCCACGATCCACGAGGAGCGGTACATTTCGACCAGCAGCTGGTAATTGCGGCTGATGCCGTTGGAGGTGTACGTGGCCGCCTGATTGGCGACCGACCCGTCCCCCAGCTTGAGCACCAGATTGGAAAAGCCGTCTTTGGCCATGGCCGCCATCGGCGCGGACACGCCAACCACCGGCGGCGTCAGGTCGGTGAGTTGGTCATTGGCTGCTACTCGTCGTTTGCTCATATCAAGGTTTCCCATATTTTCAGATTGACGCCAGGCGCAAACGCGATTACCGCGGAGTCGGCCAAATTGGGCGATTTTGTACCATCCGGCGCCTTATCGACCAGTATTTTCCCACTGGTTTGCTTTTTGTAGGTCGCCTGTGACAGCTCGCGCATGAGCTGATTTTTCAGCGCCAGTTTGCTGGAAATACTGATTAGCTCGTCGGGCGGGTACTTGGCCCCCTCGGTTACCGCTCGGAATGTCTTTTCAAAGCGAATACGCAGCGACCACCACGCCTGCGCCTTGAAATTCTGGAAAAAGTCTTTATTGGTGCGGTCCTTTACCATCTCCTCATCGGGCTCAAACACCTCCCCGCTGCCTCGATACGGGGCAATTTTGATACGGGCCAAGCCCTCGGCCACCCGCGATTCATTGATGCGCTCACCGTCACCGCGCACCGATGAGCCGATGCCGTCCGCGTCGTAAAGCAGCTCCCAATACCGATTGAACGCGCAGAGGCCCACCGCCCGCTCGGCCGTCGCGTAAAGGTCGGACGCTACGCCGCTCCACTCCTCCAGCTCCTCTATGAGAATGCCGTGGCGGCCGAGCCATGCGTTTTTATCCTTACCCTCGTCGGCCACGTCCAGCGCACCGCGGCGCATCCCCGAGGGCTCAACGCCCAGGGTGACGTGTGCGTCGACGGATGCGTTTACCCACTCGTGCGGAATGATGATGCCCTCGAGCGACGCGGCGTAGTTAATGTCGATTTCCTGCGCCACCACCACCGCCGGCAGCTCGCGCACCTGCTTGGCATACCACGCCTCATCTTTGCGTGGGTCGTCGCGCCAGTGAAACGTGAACACCTTGATTTTCCCGCTGTGCCGTTTCTCTGCAAAGGGATTGCCCATGCCCGCCACGCTTGATACGTCCTGGCGGCAATTGGTCGTGGCCGACAGCGACGCATCCACCAGCTGAGGCCGCTCGAGGTGCGCGGACTCATCGACAAAGTAAATCGCGGTACGGTCCCCGCGGCCGATGTTGTCCCCCGCCTCGCCAGCAATGACGCTGCCGGTGTTGGGAAACATGATTCGCATGTAGGGGCTGTCCTTGTCGCCGCGGTAGCCGGCCCTGAACTCGGGCGGCAGCAGCTTGAGAAACATGCGGGCCTTGTGGAATAGCGTTTTCGGGGCGCCGATCTTGTCCACGTACTCCTCCTTGCGCGACCCGAACCCGATCACCATGTCGTGCCGGGTAATACTCAAGGTGCAAGAGAGGGCGATGGCCAGCCACGAGACCCCCATGTCCCGGCTTTTCTCTGTTATGCCAGGATCACCAGCACGCCAGTTTTCCACGATCCAGTCAGTCCATTCGATCTGACGATCAAACAGCATGAAGGGCACCACAGCGGGGAGGTCTCGCTCCACGTTGCGCGGGTCCGCCGTGCAACCCCAATCCATGATGAGCTGCGCGGGGTTGTCGCGGTAGTACTGGAGCATGTAGGGCACGCTGGACGGGTCGGCCCTGATGCGCTTTAGGCGTTCGATACGCTCAGCGAATACCCGGGGGTAATCCGGATTGCGGAAGTCAAACCATGGGGGGCGGATAGCAGGCATGCGCCCATTATCGCCCAGGGCAACAGCCTACAGCCCGCCGCCAACCAGCGCGCAACTAGTCGAAGGGGCGCATTTTCAATTTGTGCATGAATCCCCGCACGCGGTGCTCCGCGGCCACCACGTCCTCGTCGTTCTGCATGTTCTGGCTGTAGCCCTGGCCTCCAATCTGGCCCGTGACGGTCCCTACAAAAACGGCCTCGTCGTGAATGTGCATATCCGCGCTGGCCCACAGGGCAGCTAGGCGCTGGCCCTCGGGCGATTGGCGCCACCGCTCCACCTGCTCGACCGACTGGCGCAGGAGGCCGCCCCGCCACCTGTGAACACCGAAGTCGCTGTACGAGGTCTGCGTCATCGTGTAGTACTGCCGCCGGTACGCCCGGCGCCTGATCTTGCGCGCACTCATGGCAACTCGTCCCGCTGGAGCACCAGCTCATCGAATGCAGCCCAGGCGGCCACGAATGCCGCCACGAAAAGGATTACACCAAGGGGGCTCAGAGTCATGGGGTATTACCTCCAGTTAGTGGAAACAGGCACGGGCGTATCCTCGTCGGCCACGCTGACACCAGAGCAGCGAACGTGCACCGTGCCACCTTGGTCCGGCTTGATGACGTAGGCGCGGTCGGTGCCGACCATGGTCCAGCCTTGCACTACGCCCGAGCCTGAGACCTGGGCGCCGCCGAGCAGGTGGTGCTGGCGGTAGAGGAAATTAACGCGGGTTCCGTTGGCGATCATGGTAATCCTTGGTTATGCGCGGTATGCGGCAAAGACACCGGAGCCGCCGCAGGTGAAGCACTCGCCACCCTTGCGGTGCGCAAACTGTGGCAGGCGGCCGGCGCCCATGCACTTAGGGCAGCGGTTGGCGACCTTGAGGCGAGCCGTTTCAGCCAAGCGGGCAGCGTTTGCTGCCTTGTCGTCGGCCTCGACCTGGGCAATGCGCGCCAGCTCGGCAACGTTAGCCGCGATAACGGCCGGGTCGTTGGTGAAAAGGAAATCAAGGTAGTTTGTCGTGTCCATGGGTAGATTGTAATACCCTTTTCAATCGGCGCGCAACTTATTTTCATTTCCCCTCCATAATTTTCTGATACAGCCTGCTCGCTTGGTCCGGGTCCACCGGCATAACCGCATTAAGCACAGCCATGGGCACCGGCCCGCCGTCCGGACCGCTCAGCTCTGTGCGGTTGGTCAGCATCTTGAGAATCTGCGCGATGGTGTTGAGTGCCCCGTCCTGATCGCGCATCTTGATTTTGAGGCCGTCCTTTGTACGCTCGACACCGGCAATCAGCCGCCGCTCGGGCCCGGTCAGCTCAGACATGTCGGCAAAGTAGACATCCTCGTACCCCTCACCGTGGCACCTGGGGCAGCCTGGGTGCGGTTTGTTTGGCTTGCGCCACCCGTACCCGCCCTCGTTGGACGGCAGGCTCATGGCGGGGGTCTCCTCGTTGCGCCTGGCGGCCTGCTGTACCGCCCGTGCGTGCTCGTCCATGGCCTTGGCCAGGGTCTCCAGATACTCGGCCTCGTCGCGCCACTGGTACGCGTGCTCGACCCCATGGCAATGGCGGCAGCAGAGGCGGCGGACGTGGCTGATTTTGCTGGGGTCGGCCTGGGTCAGCTCGACCAGGTGGCGCATCACGTCCAGGCGGTCGAAGGCCACGGCTTGCACCGCTAAATTTGTGGCGCCGTTCAAAATTGCCGTTATTTTGCCGTTTTGCGTCAGCTCGTGCGCCTTGCGCCCAATGCTCTGCTCGTTCATGTTGGCCACGTTGTACGACTGCCGGTACGCCTCCGTGGCGTTCCCCAGCTTGCTATACAGCTCCACAAATTTCGCCTGTTTCGGCGTCAAACTGTCCGTTTTAGTGGCCACGTTGATCTACCTCTAAGTTAAAAGCGTACCCAATAGCTTGAGGTATCGCTAAGTCATTGATTTTGCACATCTTTTACCCTATTTACCTACTTAACTCTTATTCCTAAAAATCCACCATAGGAAAACTATAGTATCTATGTAATAAGGTATACATTGTATAGATAACGTAAATATCTATAGTGGTAGTTCCGACCCTGTAAAGGTAGCCCTCTACGGGTAACCTGCGGCTACCGGGTAGACCCGCCCACCACCCAAAACCCATACGAATCAACAACTTATAATTTTAGCCGTCTTTTTGCCCACCACCCAGCAAAACCTATGCTAACATATCTTATCGTCAACGGAGAGCAGATATGCAAGTCATTACGAGAGCTGACGCCCACGCCCAGGGCCTTATGCATTTTTATAACGGCAAGCCATGCCAACGTGGCCACGTGGCGCAGCGTTTTGTAAGTACCGGCGGCTGCGTTGAGTGCGGCAAGTTCTACGGCAAAAAATACGCCGCCGACAAACGCCGCGCAAATTACCAAAATTTCGACCAGAAACGGGCCGAGCTGCTACCGGCGGATATACACGTGCCTGTACAACATCACAATACAGTGTATGCGCTCATCGACTACCTGCTGGCCCAGGAGGGCCGCCCCCCTTGCGGCTATCCTAAACCTGAAGTCGCCCCGCCGCCAGCCACCGACATGCGCACCCCGTATGAAAAAATGTGGGACCTGCAGGCCCGGTTTGGCCGCTACAAAACCGAGATGCTCTGCAAGCAGATACCCGAGACCCACAGCCCCGGCTGGGTGCCTGCGCCCCTGGCCAACGAACCCACCGCGCCCGCCGTCCACCTGGGTGGCAATAAACCCGATTACCTATGAACCGCTGCCCTGACTGCCGCACCCGCCGCGCCACCCTGGCCTCCCTGCTCACCCACGTGGCTACCAGCGGGCATACGTACTGCGGCTGCGGCGGCTATCACTACCGGCACCGCCCGGGCAGCCCCCTGTGCGAGCGCAATCCCATGGCCCAGGTGCGCCAGGCGGCCCGCCAGGGTGAGCCGCTGGAGCTGCTGCAGGAGATAGAGGCGCACTGTGCCTGGGAAGGCCCCGGCCGCCCGCTGCACCAATGGCCCTCTATTTGAGTCGGGTATTACCTTGAGATTGAATAAGGTAGTACAATTCACTCACACCAACCAAACCGGGAAATCAAAATGAACGCAGCCAACCAAGCAAAACAAGCCCTCGAAGCCAAATTGTCCGCCGTCGCCGGCCGCCCTGTTGAAATCACGATCCGCGGTGAGCGTGCTTTTACTTTCTGGTTTGACGGTATCGACGCAGCAGCCGCCCAGCGCCTCGCGGCTACCACCGACGGCGAAAAAGTCACCATCGAATCCGATGCAGACCTCGGCACCTGCGTTTACATCAACTAAGGCGGCAGCATGAACCTCACCCCCTCGCAACACGCAGAGCTGGCCGACGCCAGCCGCCAACAATTCGGCGCCACGCTGAGCCCAGAGCAGCGCCTCCTGGTCTCTGAGCTGCGCGAGCACCATCAGATTGAGCGAGACCGCTGCATTGCCGCCCGCATGCGGTACGGCAAGATTGACGCCACCATCAGCGAGCACTACGGGCGGCAGGCAGCCATTCACACCACCATCGTGGTACGCCTCGGGGAGCTGTTTCCTCATGGCTGAATACGACCACGCCCGGCGCACCCGCACAGCGGCGGTGCTGGCTATCCTCGCGGCCACCGTGCTGCTGGCGGTGTACCTATGAGCCGCCTCACCCGCAGGCGCTGGCGCAACGCCGCGTACGCCCTCATCGGCGCCGCCCTGGCTACGCTGGCCCACACCGTGGCCACCCCCGCCCCCGAGACCAGCCTGAACCATTGGGGCACGCTCGTGGCCCCTGTGCTAGGCGTGACCAAGCTGGACCAGCACCGCGGCTGCAAGGTGGGCGCATTCGGCGCATCCCCCTGGCTGCGGCCCGGCCAGCCTCGAGGTGGCGAGTGGGTGGAGCGGACCCTGGCCGCCCTGCGCTCCATGGGCCTGCCCCAGGACGCCGCGGTGGAGGCGGTAGCCCGCATGCGCCAGGGCACCGACGCGCAGCCGCTGGCCATGGGCAACACCCACGGGGTGGCCACGGTCTCGGGCCGCCTGTACCTGCCAGTGTGGGGCACGACATTCAGCAAGGGCGAGCGGTACGGGGTCTGCAGCGGCAGCCGCACCGACTTTGCCAACGACTACCGGCAGGAGTACGCCGTGTTGTACGTGGTGCGCGGTGCCGATGGCCGCGAGTGGCACGTGGGGGAGTTCCTGGCCTGCGGTAACGTAAGCCTGTTCGCCCCCGCGCTGCCAGGCTGGGCCCCGTGGCCCGGCTACCCCAACGGCGGAGGCCCTGGCAGTGCTGGAGCCGGCCGCCACGATATCCCCGAGCCCGCGACCTGGGCCCTTGCACTCCTCGGGCTCGGGGCGCTATACTTGACCAAAAGGACAACAGCATGACTAATCGTATTGTTTGCGAAGACTGCGAGGGCTCGGGCCTGCAGGGTGAGGCGTACGGCGGTAATGAGTTTCAACCGCCCGAGCGTGACGATTGCACCTCTTGCGGAGGTACGGGCTATTGGGGGTGCGACGAGCCGCCCGCCCCCCTGGCGACCGATGACGAATTGCTGGCCCTGCTGCCCGGCACGTATTACATGGACCCACCCGACGGCGGCAGCGTCACGGTGCTGGAGCAGCTGCAGCGCATGGCCGCGGACGCCGCACGTTACCGTCAGCAACTGGCAGCCCCCTCACAACCATTTTGGACCATCGTGCAGCCGGGAGAGGCCGCCCAGCGGGCTACGCATCAACTCAAAATCCTGCCCGCCTACTTTGCCGACGTGTACCACGGGTTAAAAACATTTGAGATTCGCAAGGATGACCGGGGTTTCTGTATTGGCGACTTGCTGGTGCTCAATGAGTACGACCAATTCACCAATCAGCCAACCGGCCGCAGTCTTACGCAACGCATCCGCTACATCATCCGCGACCCTGCTTTCTGCAAGGAAGGGTTTTGCATCATGTCGATTGAACCTGTCACCAAGGAGCAAACCAAATGAACCCCCTCGCAACCGCTGGCCTTGTGGCCGCCACCCTCCTGCTGCTGGCGCTGTGTGTGCGCACCGCGGCCCGCATGCTCAAGGCCCAGGCCGAGCCCCGCGCAATGGCCGAGCGCCACCTCGCGGACGCCGAGCGGGGCTACCTGTACCACATGCAGCAGGCCGAGCAGCAGGAGGCCATCGCCAACGGGCACCTGCGCAGCATGCGGCGGCTGGAGCTGACGGTGGCCCCGCGTGAGGTCAAAGCCACCACCTACGCCAGCGGCCTGACAGCCGACGAGCGTGCAGCCATAGGAGCGATGTAATGAAACGACTTCTCACCCTGGCCCTGCTCGCATGCATGGGCGCCCACGCCCAGACCGCCTCCCAGCTGGTGCGCGACGATCTCGAGACCTATCTCGACGGCGGTAGCTCGGCCCTGGGCTGGCAGCAGCTGGTAACCACGGCCAGGGAGCTGCAGGCGGCCTACGCGGGCAACGAGGTGGCGGCGGGCATCAAGTACGGCACGGGCGCGGATATCGTGGTGAGCGGCACTGTGCAACGCGTGGCCATGGGTTACGTGGCGCTGTCGGCGGGGGAGCGCCCCTGGCTCCGCGTGTTGGCCTATGATCTCCCCGAGCAATGGGTGGCGGGCCTCACGCCAGGCCAGCGGGTGCGCATCGCCTGCCGCACGGTGCGTAAGACCATCGTAGACCCCGCCCTGCGCCAATGCGAGCCCCTGGCGGCCTACGTGGAGCGCATGGTGGCCCAATACGTCCGCGAGCTGCCCCGCCTGGCCGCCGCGGGCAACGAGGGCGCCCGGCTCGTGCAGCAGCGGGCACAGCGCCGCTAAATCCCATGAACGAGCATCTTGATCCCTGTCCCATTCTGCGGCGAAGGACAAACGCAAATCCGCGAGAACGGCCGCGTTTGGGGCGGCATGCGGCATTCGGAGCCAACGTCAGTCAGCGTGATGCACTGGTGCCCACCAGTGCCAGGCCAGCCAAGCCGCGCGATCGAGCGCGTTGGGCGGGATCATGCTTCGGCCGTCGCCGCCTGGAATCAACGAGCCAATCCCACCCCCTTGCCGGGAATATCCAAATGAATGACATGCAAGATCGAATCATGGACGAAACAGCATTCGGGCGCGCCGCGCTGGAAAAGCTGGGCAGCGTCCCGGAGAACTTCAGAATCTACAAGGCTGGATGGCTGGGCGGCCAGCCTGAAAACTGGCACGGCATGCAGGTAGAGGGGGCGGAGTTTCGTGCGCCCGAGGCCGGGCCAAACCGGGGAAAGCTTACCATCAAAGTTCCTGGCACCCAGCGCACCACCTATGTGTCGAAGGCGGAAATTGACGCCAAGCGCGCCTGACCCCACCCACCTACCTGGCGGACGTGAAAAAGGCCCCTCGGGGCCTTTAGTCATTGGACGTAGACAAACTCCTCGCCCGGTCGATGCGAGTACAGCTGAATGCCCGAGGCGTAGTGCACCAGCCGCGTGCCGTCCACGTTCAGCTCGCCCACGCCGAACAGCAGCCGCCACGGGTCCAGATTCCACTCCACCATGGTGGGGATGTAACGGTATGCGATGGTGTCCGGCGGGAGCTGCGCCAGCTCCTCCAGCGTGATGGCCCGGCGGCCTGTCTCTGGGCACACGTGGCCCGGGGTGTTGTACTGGTTCATGCTTTCACCCGCACCCACTCGTAACGGGCCGTCTTGCGCGACTTGCGGCGGGCGTAAACCACCTCATGCACCATCGACCAGCGGGCCTGCGTTTTTGCGGGCAGGTGCGACGGGAATATTGTGTCTTTCACGGTGTCGTGCACGTAGACGCGAGGCCCGCCGGCCTGAAACCGCGACTCGCATTCTTTGCTTATTTGCTCTTGGTCCATTGGGTATTACTCCGGTGTTGAGGTGAGTAGTGTACTACCTTATTCAACGTGCCGCAACTATCTGCGCCGCGCTGTACGCCTTGGCAATCTCCGCGCCCACGGTGAGGGCTGCGTCCGGGTGGCCCACCTTGATAAACAACTGCGTCTTGCGGGCGTCGGGCATTACCGGATTGTTGACCCGCCCGTCCGGCAGCCCCCGGTGCAGCTCGTACCCCAGGTGACGCATCATGTCCATGCGCCTGTTCAGGTTGATGCGCTGGCCCTGGCGCAGGTTGTCCAGCAGCTCGCCCAACTTGATGCTCGATATCCAACCGCCCATGAAGCCCGGCACGCCCTGAGCCACCGCCTCCAGCACCTGCTGCTCGACGCCGCCCTGGCTCTGCTTGATGGCCTCCAGCGTGGATGACGTGTCCGGCGCCCGGTGCATGCTGCCCGCAGGGTTGAACTCCTCCGGTATCGCAAAATTGAGCATTTCATTCGTGACGATGGCGAAGCCGTCCGCCTTGAGCCAGTTGTACAGGCGGGGGAAGTAATCGCCATCCATACCCCAGCGGGCCAGGTCTGAAATCTGCTGCTGCGGGCTGTAGAAGAAAGCCATGCGCCGCATGTTGTCGGCCGTCTTGCGGGCTGCGTCTTTGTGGTTCGTGGTGAGCATGAAATTGCAGCAGATTTCCTCCGTCACTTGGTCTGCACCCTTGCCCTCGATAGACACGCCGAACCCGCCAGAAATCATCGTTTTGATTTTCTCCGCGATGAGCTCGCGGTGGTCGGCGTCGGGGTGTTTGAACTCCTCCACCGCAATAAAAATCCGGCCTGCCAACCATGCGTTAAACTTATTGCTCAGCTCCTGCGCATCAGGCCAGAACGTGTAATGCGAGCCCACAGCGTAGGCCACGCATGCACTAAAAAGTGTCTTGCCGTTACCTTCCATCCCTTGAAGTAACGGCGCCCATGCAAATTTTTTTCCTTTGTGCTGTACGGTGGCACACATATAGGACCAAAAAATCAGCCTGTCCCTATCGTCGGGGAATATCTTTTGCAGGTGGGCCCAGAATGGCCCCGCGTCGCCTGCCATAGTGCGCACCACCGCCGGCTCGTACGTGTTGACCCGGCGTTTACCGGCGTCGTCCACGATGGCCAGGGGCGCCAGGTCGGGGCGGAAGCAAACGCGGTCGGCCATCGGTGGGCGCAGGAGCTGATTCTCCGTGAACGCCTCCCACGCGTTGCGGGTGGTGCGCTGGTTGGTGTCGTCCATGGCGAACGTGTAGCCGCCAAACAGCACCTTGAACGTGTCCGACTTGACGAGCCCGCTGCCAGGCACGAGGGCCCGGTTTTGGTTCTTTACAAACACGCAGCCATTGAACAGGCCCGCCGTGCCCGGCCCGTCCAGAAAGGTGGCGCCTTGCACTGGCGTCATGCCGGGCGTGCCCGGGGCCGCCACGAGGTCGACGGGCACCGGGCCAGGGGCTGGGGCCTCGTCCATGCAGACGGCGCCCTGGCGGCCCAGAATGCGGCAGATAGTGCGCGGCAGGTAGTCGGGCCGGTCCCACTTCTCACGCTTGAGGGCGGATTGCAGCATCAGGCGGTGAATGCGCTCGCCATGCTTGCCGGTCCAGAATGAGAGCTGAGCGGCCAGGGCGGCGTCGGCGGTCGACTCATTCCAGCGGGCCCCGTTGCCGTCCGGCGGGTAGGCCACGGCCAGCACGTCGGCGTTGGCCTCCCAGAGGTCCTTAAAACTGGCGGTGGCGCCGAACGCCGCGGCTGCGCTTTTGGACATGAGAGCCCGGCGCAGTAGATCGGCGTCATCGGCAGGGCCGCGCCACTCGGGCACCGGCTGGGTGCTGAGCGTGAACGTGCCGCCGTTGGCGTCCTGCCCTTCCACCTGGGGGAAAAAGTACCCGGCGAACTGCTGCAGCGTGGCAGTGTGGTCAGTATCCACGTTCCCTATCATGCCGTTGCCGGTGAGGGCTGCAAAGCGGTACTGCGTGTAAAGCTCCATGCGCAGCGCCTCGTTTTTGCACCCGTGTTCGAGCGGCTGCGTGCGACCGAAAATGTGCAGGCCGTTGCCGGACTGGCTCACCTCCACCGCGGCGCCGGGGAACAGGCTGAGCACGTACTTGGCGTGGTCGGTCCAATCGCCGGTGCTCGGGTCGCGGTGGTTATCGAGGTCGATAAAAAACAGACTGTCCTGGGGTTTGAGCACCAGGGCCACGCCGTACGCGGCGCCGGCCTGGGCGGCCAGGGCGCATGCGGTCGCCGGGTCCACCCAATGCGAGGCATCGTGCGCGGAGTGCACGCCAAACGTGTGGGGCGAAACGGGCACTTTGTCCATTTTGCCCAGAGCCGCCTTGTGCGGGTTTTTGCTGGGGATAAGCGTCCATAGCATGAATTGACGGCTGCCCGCCAATCCCGCCAGCGCGGGAGGTAATGAAAGCATTTAGGCGAGGGATTTAAGGGCGGCGGCGCGCAGCTCGGGGGAGACCTTGAGGGCGTGCGGGTCATTCAGGGCAATGCCCTGGGCGATGAGGGGGAGAATCTTTTGTTTGACGGCCTCGCGCATCACTTTGCGGCGTAGGTTGGTCATGGTGCCGAAGTAATGGGAGGGCAGTTTTTCCGTTACCTTGGCCTCCTGGGCCACCTCGCGCAACGTGAATTTGTTGAAGCCCACGCGTTGCGCCACCACGAGGGCGGCGGCCAGAATCTGCGCCTGTCGGTCGGCCGCTGCCATCTTGTTGGCGTTGTTATTCACTGTGTTGTCCTATTGGTTAACTGGCGGGAACTCTACCAGTTTTTGGGCGAAAGGTACATAGAGTGGGTGCTTAGGAGACCCGTCAAGGTTGACACCCAGGCACCACAATGGGCGGCCCGAGCTGCGTAGAATGCCCTCGACATGGCGAGCCCTTTCTGGTAGCGTGTTTTTGCCCCAGGCCACCACGACCAGCGGCAGCGTGGCCACCGCCATGAGGTAGGCGTCATTATCAGGCCCCACCGGGTCGGGCACCTCGCGCAGTGCTTTGGGGTCGGTCGACCGCCAGGCGTAGCAGTTGGCCACGACAAAGCCCGGGTATCCCCAATCGCCGGCATGGCCGCGCAGCTTGCGCACGGTGCTGTCGTCTTTGTCCGCGTCGGCGGTGCTGGGGTTGAGCATTACGACCCCGCAGGCGTGGCCCGCGAACATTTCGCCACGGGTCAGCAGATACCGGTAGCGGTTGCAGGCGGAGAGCATGGCGCTGCTCACAGGTGCGCCCCCGTCGTAAATGCGGCGTCGCCACCAGCAGCCAGCACCATGTTTATAAAGGCCAGCTGGGCCACTTCTCGCTCCGTGCCGCTGTACTGCCAGGCGGGCTCTTTGCACTCGCGGGCGAAGAATTGCGCCACGTACGTGCCCACCATGGCCGGCGTCACGTGCAGCGTCCGCCAGCCGATGAGGTCCGAGGATTTCACGAGCTTGTTCACCTGGGGGGACTCATTGAACAGCCCGTAGCGCAC